GACGAAGAACGAGAATACATCAAGATTGCTGAAACGGTAAACCAAAGGCTTAAAGCAATCGTTAAGCCTCATGCTGAAGAAGTAATGCGGAGGCTGAAAGAATGAACCCCGTCTTAATGCGCGAAAACCGCGACTGCCACAACGCAGCGATTGCGACAGCTTGCGGTGTATCTTACGAGCAGGCAAGCAAGGCTACCCGACACATAGACCTACCCGGCCCGCTTGAATCGCCAGTTTTCAGCAACCCTTGGAACCTTTACCGGGCACTTGTTAATCTTGGTTTCTGGAAGCGCAACATCAATCTAACAGCACTGTTAAAGGGCGACTTTGAGCCGATGAGAACGATTGTGCTTGTGCATGACCCAGATAACCCGCTATTTCAGCAGCATTGGACGGTTCACGCAGGCATTTCTATGGCTGGCAATCATCTGCTTTTATGGGGTGATAGAGAGGTTCCAAGAATAAAATCACCCGAAGATATGAAAACACTGTTCAAGCGTGGCTTCCCAAACTGTAGTTTTCAAGTCTACAAGGCAAACATTTTCAAAGTAATGCTTGAAAAAATAAAATTCTGGTTGGGAATAAATAAGCCAGAAAACTTAAAATAAGTTCATACCCCTAATCGTGGCGGCAGGTTGTAGTTTTATCTGCCGCTATTTTTTTTGATTTTTTGCCTGCAAATTGGTATAATCAAAATAGCAGTAAATGGAGGCGCGAATAAATGGCCGAAACCCCTGAAATAATCCATATTTTTGATGTTGATACTACTTGGCGAAAGTTATCAAGTGGTTATGCCGATTATGTTAATAACGGCAATATCGACATTTATTTGCAGCGCGTAAAAGCTGGACAATCGCTTGATGATGAATCAGAGGGCGTTAGAATCAGGCCGGGCGGTTGCTTTGTTACTCACCCCGGCGAAGATGACGATACATACCTTAAAACCCTGGCGGGCACCCCGCCATCTACATACAAAACAAGAATCAAGCTTGGATGGGATGAGAATGACGCAATCTGGGGTAGAAATAAGGAGGCAAAAAAAGAATGAGTTATAGACCAAGACATTTTATATTGCAGGAGCTTGTGGGGCCGCAATTATATGCGGCTTGCGCAAACAATCCTGATTATCTTTGGCGCAAACTCAACGCAAGAATACTTGAGGCCGCCGACATTGTCAGGGGCTTCTATGGGGTGCCAGTTATAATCAACAACTGGCACAATGGTGGTAGGTTCAAGGAATCAGGACTTAGGGATATGAACACGACAACGGGCGCCAAGCTGTCGGCGCATAAATTCGGGCTTGCTCTCGATTTGAAATTAAACGTGCCAATCGCGAAAATACATAAAGATATAAAAAGCAATCGTCTGCCGATACGTTTTTATGAATGCGTTAATGTAGTGGAAATAAATACGCCGACTTGGCTTCATGTTGCGTTTGAAAACCATATGAAGGGCGGCATAATGTGGGTAAGAGGCTAGAAATGCAATTTCTACTACAAAACTTTTGCAATTAGCGCCGGACGGGTTTATAATGGAAATTATCGCGGCATAGTTTGTAAGCCGAAACAAATTTTATTGAAACGGGGCGATAGCGATTAAACAGCTTAAACGCGCATCGAAAAACGACCCTAAACCAAAAATAAGAGTCGATGATGATGATAGGCTCAAAGAAAAAAGAAAGTATCTCGAAAAACGGCTTGTAGACGCTTTGGCGGCAGGCTTAAACTTGTGCAAGTGCGGCGGCTTGATTTACGAAATAGATGGCGTTGAGTATTGCGGCGATTGCGGCAATCCGACAATATATGAACCTTGAAAGGGGCAGATTATGCGAGCATTTTTTAAAAGTATTTTCGGTATGTTTTTGGGCAATGATGGGGTTCTCAGTAGCACAAAACTAATCTCATTTATTGGCTATTCTCTTTTCGTGTTCATTTCGGTGTGGACTGCGATAAACAACCCCGAAAAGTTCAATTATGAGCTGTTTGCGATACTTTCAGCAGCTTCAAGCTCTACCATGCGCGTTGTCGATAAATGGCTCAATGTTCGTTCATACACCGGCGCGGCTGTGGCATTGGTCGAAACTGATGCAGAGGTTAAAAGTGAATGAAATTAAAATCAATAATTCTAGCGGTGATTTTGGCTTTATCGTTGCCGTTGTGCTTCTCATCGCCGTTATTTGCGCGGGAATCGTTTACTATTACCGTGGAGCAGGTGGAGAGCTTGAGTCAGAACTTGCAGACGTTGAAAGACTTAATTCAGAGCTTGCGTCTGAAACTAGACAGCTACAAACAGACATTGCAAGCCACGGAAAAGGACTTGCAAGCGTCACAAGCGCGATTGGTAAAAGCAGAGAACGAATCAAACACGTTTATACTGACATTGGACAATCAGCAAAAGAGGCTGGCAGAGCAATCGAAATCATTGCAGAGTGCCAAAACATCATTGAAGCGGTTAAGACGCAAAGATAGGGCGAAAAACATTTTATTTGTGGTTTTGTTGGGTGCAGCAGCAACGATTGGAAGATAAAAAAGGCCGGGATTAACTTCCCGGCTCTTTTTTTATTTCTTAATCATATTGCTGATTTTGTTTTTGTCAATTCCAAGAATTTCACCCACAAACCTAAACAATGCCTTGTTTTTATGCAAAATATCGCGCAGGTCTTTTGTTTTTGCAAAATCACAGCCGTTATACGTCAAATTATAAGACAGTCGGTTGTTTGATATATAGCGTTCTTTTCTGTTGTCAATGGTTCTTTTCGGCATGTCGTTGTGTTTATTTTGCCTAGACAATGCGATGTTTTTTAAATCGGCTCCGTTTTGTTTAATACTAATGTCCCATTCTTTAAATTTATAATTTTCCATATTTTCTCCTTGTGTGGTAAATTTACCTCAGTTTTCAGGAATTGCCTCGACTAATGGCAAGTCCGGTGTAGTTGGCTCGTATTTCTTCTTTGTATTTTCCCATGACTCCATAACAAGCATGTCATCGTAAGCTTTTTGTAGCTTGTATTCAATTCGCTTGTGTGAAACATAAAAAGCGCCGCTGATTGATTGCAACGACATGCCTTTATCAGCATATTTCTGCGCAACCTCTAATAATTCTGCCTGAAATTCGTCGAACATCGTTTAAAAACCCCCATTTTGATTTTAAAGGCCATTCTAGCCATTTACTTTTGATTCTTGATAAAATACCCCATCGACACAATAAAAACGCAACCTTGCCCGTTATTTTTGCAGCATTTTCAACAAATCATCTACATATTCAGCGGGTAATCTGTTTTTAATTTCCTCCCTGATTAAATTTGCCACATGCCTTATTTCAAAGTGTGCGGTTTTATCAAGTCGCAGGTCGAAGAAGTTAATCAGCGACCGCAGATTGATTGTCCACACAAAAGACGTTCTGAAACTTTCCGGCAAAAGATATTTGATATAATCATTGGAAACGCCTGCTTTTTTGCACTCTGAAATTGCCGTCAGCGACCTTTGCTGCAAAAATGCTAAGTGACTATGCAGGATTGCGGCTTGCTCAATGCTTAAATCGTCCATGTTCGGGTAAACGAAGTATTTTTCCGTATCTTCGTTCATATCTGATTCAAGGGTATAACGGGTGCTTCTGACCGTAGGGCTTGCCATTCTATGCCTCATGTGCTCTTGAAGCTCAAGTCGGCTCGTGCCGTTTACTTTGAAGCTTAATACGATATGTTCAGCGCATGATAGATGCTTTTTAATGCCGATTACCTTTTGCGTGAGTTTTCTGCTAGGGCTTTGCGCGTATGGTTGCGCTATTGCCTCATTCACCACGCTTTCAGGTGTTACAGATAGCAATTCAACTGTTATCTTTTTCATTTACACCCACCCTAATACCTTTTTCATCAAATCAGCCATGTCTTTATCCTTAAACATGTCGCTTGGCACATCGTCAAGCTCTTTCGGTAGCAAATCCATGTCTATCATCATTTTGGTTTCTTTGAGTGATAGTAAATTCCATATTGCTTGCTCAATATGCGGCTCATCATTCCACCCGTAAACATACTTCACAATGTGCCTGATTGCAGAATCAAGAAAGCGGCTTAGCGGTTGCCCTTTTCGCCAATTATCGCGGCCATAATGAACGGCTCCGGTTTCGGCAACCTTGCTAACCTCAAGCATGGCCGCAAGTTGCAAAAGACTTGGCAATCCCTTGCCCTCTTGCTTGTCGCGCCTGCTACCCGTCGAAAATACCTGTGAATTATCGCTTTTCGTGACTTGCGGCTTATTCATTGCATTAGCTTTATTCGCCACTATTTGCCCCTTTCAGTCTTTTCGTCGGCGCCACTTTTGCCGCCATTGCATCTTTGACTGTGCAACCCGCGCCATTCTCACAAGCCCTTTCTGAGCAAGTAGCGCAAGCGTCCTGCAACGCAAGATACATTTGGTCGTTAACGCGCTTTAATGCTTCGTTTTCGGCCTCTGCTTTTTCTGCCCTTTTCTGCCAGTAATCGGCAGAATCAACACATTTGCTCATTTCGATCATTTTTTCAACTCCTCATCAAAAGTCACATAGCCAAGAATAGCGCCAATTCCAGAAACAACCCCGACTGCTCTGAATATTTCGGCCTTGTATGGCGCTTGAAAATCAAGTTGAGTAAGTGCGTAGATATTGGCAATATAGCCATAAATAAGCGCAACGTAAAAGATCAACACAAAAATCCCACATCCTACCGGCGCTCCATCGTTCGTTTTAATCATTTGCTAATTTTCTCCTTGTGCAAATCCAAAAGATTAACCGCGTCATTTAATGCGGCAATCACGTTAGCAAGGCGCAGGCTTCTACCGTTTCTGTCGATTGTCGCATGTTCTTCAACCGTCTTTTTCAAGCTTCTAATCACCATGCAAGCTGTGTTTAATTCAGGGTATACCGCCTTTTCTTCCGCCTTGTAATTCACGCAAACATCAGCATAATCATCAACTTTCTGTTCAAATCTGCAACCAGTCTGCATGAAATGACTGCAAGACTTGTAACACTCCGATATTGTCATTTTTTTAACCTCTCCAGTCGCTTAATCTGCGACTTCAACACTGATCTCATAGAACCAGCCTTTTGTCTGCTATCTTTGCATTTACGGCAGTATTTCGCGCCGGGATGTGTGCAAATAAACTCTTTCCCGCAATCTTCGCAAATGCTAACCCGCGTTTTTCCGAGTATTTTCATTTGCTTTGGCATATACTTCGGCTTTTTCTCGCAAAGTGCGCATTGCGGCATTTCAGGCGTTTTTCCCTCTGCAAGCTGTTTATTCGCAAGCGCTCGCCTCTGTTGGCAATGATGTATTTTGCAGTCAGACCCGTCAAACCAGCACTCACACTCGCCAACATCGGGCGGCTCTGGCCTATCCATAATGCCATGAATTTTCTTACATTCAGGACATATTTCATCCCATTCGCCGGGCACAACTGCAAATTCACCGCAATAAAGACACAATCTAAGACCCGCCATTAGCTTTATTCTCCTGCTGCATTTTATCACATGATTCTTGCAAGCGCAAGCAATCTTTTTCGATTATTTCAAGAAGCAAGCCAGCGGCGAGATGCGCTTTTTTCAGGGCTTTTGTGTCTTTTGCCCTGATAATGCTGTTTAAGGCGTCGAACATTGCCCTAGCGTTGCCAAGCAGAGCGGCGTCATCGGCGGCCATAAAGCCGGTTATCCCAAATCCTTTGTTACTAGCACGCCTATAAAAGCCTCGATCGGCAGCAATTTCAAAGTAATTCGGCGTGTTGTTGCCATCTACCAGCTTAACATCAACGCGCCAATCGTTTTTTGTTGGCTTCATATATTTTTCAGCTCCTCTTTGTAGAAATATTCGATATTGCCTCTGGAGTTGTCCAGCAGCACGCCATATCTCGTTTCTCCTCTGTAAACCTCGACTGCGGCAATTTTACCGCACCCTTGAGAAGTCTTAACGTTATCGCCAATTTTCATTATTTTACCTCGTTTCTCCAGCCAAATCAATCCAATGTCCGGATTCATCGGGCACAAATTGAAATGTTTTATGGCGCTCTATTTCGCCCATATCAATCAATCTGCCCTTTGCGGGAAAGCTAAAATCATCTGCAACGTCTCCAACTATTGTCAATCCCCATCTTCCATTGGTGCTTGTTTCTTGGCTAATGATTCTCATAAAACCTCCTATTAAAAAGCCCGGCCCCGTAAAAAGAGCCGGGCGGTTAATCAAAGACTCAGACCGTTGGCGCCTACGATAACGCCTTCCGCATTGCGAACAGGTGCGCCGGGCACCATTACATCGGCGCGGTCAGCTACACGATCTTTGACCATACGGCTAACAATCAAAATGACGCCGTCCTGAGCAGCAGGCAGGCCGATAACATCGCCCCAAGTCTGCTGCGTTACGTTAATGCCGTTGATGGTGGCAACAACGGCAGAAGTCGAGGCAACTCGGGCAATGTTGCCAGAAGGCTGAATGTCGATGATGCTGCCATCAGCAGCTACAATGTTTAATACGTGGGGGGTCAAGTTGATGAGAGTTGTCATTTTCAATACCTCTTTTTTAATTTGAGCTTCAAGCTCATGAACTTATAATAGCACGTGCAATTTTATTTTGCAAGCTATTTTTTTATTTATTTCAGAAAGGTAGAAAAGCAGTTTCTAGTCGTGCTTAGGACTCCTGTGATATTAGAGTCTGCCGCGTCTTGCAAGTCTGCAAGAACGCTGGAAGGCTTCGTATTCTGCCAAATCAAATTCAGGGTCGTTCTCGCTGACCCACTGCTGACAGATGTCGTTCGTGTAGTAGCCGCGAACGACCTTCTTCTCTGGCATTGCTGCGATTGTTGCAGCTCTTTTCTGTGCTGCAACAGCGTTTTTAATTGCCTTCTTATCGGCAACCAGTTCCAGAACCTTAACGCTTGCCATCAGGCAAGAGTCAAGGCTCTGCTTTTTGCAGATCATGTCGAGCATGTCTGCGTCAAGCAACTTTGCAGACTTTGCAATCTGCACAAGGTTGTGACGAAGGCGATTGCTCGCCGGAGTCTCGCGGCCTTCTCTGGCGAACTTTGCCAGAGTTTCAATCATTTTGTTGAGCTTTTCCATTTTCTTCACCTCGTTTTAAAATTTGCGCTCTTTGCGCTTACATATTCAATATAAATCAAAATAAATTAAATTACAAGCAAAAAAATAAAATATTTTTATCTTTTTACAAACCAAGCTTGCAGAGCGTGTCTGCCATGTCTATATGGCTGTAATACTTTTGCCAAGTTTGGCGAGCGTTGAGCGGCTTGCTTGGTTTTGTGATTCTGGCACATTCCCAGTCAATAACTGCGCCAAGTTTGTCGAAACAGCCGTGCCAAACTGTTTCGTGATGAGCAGAAAGAACGCGATGCAGTTTTGTTGATACTTCATCGCCAAAAACAGCGCAAAGTATCATTTTTTCTACATCGTGAAAAAGAAAGCGAAAACGCCAAGCGTTAAGACGTAAGGCTGTTTTCTGAAAGGCAACCCAATGAGCTGCGCTTTCGCGAATAGCGGCTATTCTGTTCATTTTACGCTCCCTTCCCAAAGGTTCTGAGTGAACCACATCCCGAGATCATCGAAAAGCATCTCGCCATCTTCCCATGCAATTGCTTGCATAGCTTTCTTTGTTGATTCTACGATTACTTGCAGACGATCAAAAGATGCGTCAGTCATGCCCTCGCGTTCACGAATGGCATCTATGCGTTTGCCTTTCAAATAAAGGGCGGCATAGTTTTTCGCAGCCTTACACTGGTCGATATAATCAACCAGAGAATAGGTTGTCATTTCACGAGGCGCATAAACGCCGTCGATGGAAACAGCGGCGGCGGCGGCTGAAACAGCCGCTTCGCGGTTGGTCGTGGCGAGAATAACGCCATGACCATTATGGTATCTCACTACATAAACTTTTTGCATTTTTTTCACCTCGTTTTGATTTTGTTCTATAAACTTAATATAAACTATATCTCGGCAAGTGTCAAGCAAATTTTAAAATATATTTTTTTTCTTTTCAAAACCCGCGCAAACAAGTATGATTAAAGTAGATGCAATAAGGAGTTTATCAATGAAAAGCGCTGCAACTCTTGAGAATTTTATAAAAGTGCTTAGCGGCCTTTGGGCTTCATTTGTGCTTATGGCAACCCCTGAAAAGGTGCTTATAGTTTCAATCTTCGTCGTTATGTCGCTAACAGCCGTCTTTTGTATTTGGGCTTTCTACCATCTACAAAGGCAAATCGGCAAAGAGGCAGAGTTAAGAAGCCTTTTTATTAAGCGATTCTTGCAGACAGAAGCACGCGCAGAGCTGCTTACAAAGATACACCTTGAGCGACACAAAGAGGACGCCGGGAACTTTTACGATCTGGAGAAAAAAATGTGGGCTGAGCAATATAAATCGCTACAGCCCGACATAGCTTGTGGTTCATGCGAAGATAAGAGGCCTAAGCCCTAGTCGGCAACATAGCTATCTTGAAACACGCTTGATTTAACGATTTCAAGCACGCCAACCAACTGCATCGGCGTTAGATTCCCGCCATCTTCGGCGCTTGAACGGTAGGCAAAGTTGCCTGTTTTTGCATCAAAGAAAATCACCATGCAATCTTCTTTTGAGCCGTTCATGTCGTTGCGGTATTCTGTCAGGCACTTCTCAAAGAACTCTTTCTTTACCCGCCAGTTTCGCGCATGTTTAACGGCTTCGGCTTGTTGGCTCATCTACTGCCTCAAACTTTTCAAAAAATTCTGACTTTTCTCTGCAAAACATTAAGCCGTTGCCATCATACAATACCATCGTTTGCCCGTCTTGCGCGTTGGTTGCGTTGATTATAAAGCCGATTACATGATAAATGCCGCCTGTTTTCTTATTTCGATATAAAACTTGGCTCACAATGCGCCTACCTGTTTCAAGCCGTCATACAGCCCCATTGCGGCCTGTTTTACTTCTTCTTTCTTTGGGTCAGAATCTGGCAAAGTATGATAATGCTTCCACATTGCAACTCTGCGCTGTTTCAGCGTTTCAATATCTTTCGCTCGCTTGATTTCTTCGCGCTTTTTATCTGATTTCATTCCAATACCTCCAATTCAATTTCAATTCGTGGCCTATTGCCATAATATTTTTTTACATCGTCCATGCTGACAATTTGGCTGTCATTCTTGTATAAAATGCCCTGCAAGGCATCGAATAAGCCTTTGCTCAGATTATCAGTCAGGTCGGGCTTGGTTGGCTTGTAGACATAAGCACCATGCTCAATGCGCATTAAATCAATCTTTTTCATAGTCTTTAACGGTGAAAAAACAAAATGAAGCTTTCTAATAGCAATCGGCGCGGTTATCAGCTCAAAACCCTCTGGTAATTGGCTTAGAACCTGCATTCTGATATCAGACTCATTAGCCTTTACCTTTGCGCTTTGGTAGGATTTAATCAACCCGCCCGCGTTGCAAAAGCGGGCAGATTGTTTTGGTTTTGGTTCTCCGATGATTGTAAATCGGTAAATCATAGGTCAGAACGGCACACTTGAGTCGTAATCGGTTGTATCAGAAAATCCTGCATCTTTGAAAGCATCGCCGCCGCTGTCCTCTGACTTGCCCCCACTGAGAAATTGGACGTTATCGGCTACAATTTCAGTAACGGTGCGTTTCTGACCGTCATTGGTTTCATAGCTGCGATTAGAAAGTCTGCCCCCTACAAGCGCTGATTTGCCCTTTGCCAAATACTTTGCGCAGTTTTCAGCCGATTTGCCCCATACGACAATATTAAAAAACTGCACTTCTGTTTTCCATTCTTCTCCCTGCTTATATTTGCGATTTATTGCTATGCCGAAATTACAAACGCTATTGCCGTTGCTTGTGTGCTTTAATTCGGGGTCACGGGCTAGATTTCCTAGTAAAAATACTTTGTTCAGATTGGCCATTGCTTTTGTCCTTTAATCTTCGTCTATTAAAAATTCTTCAAATTCCGGTTTCCAGTTATCAATCTTACCGTTTTCGTCGATATCCATAATGATATAATCACCATGTCCGTTGTCGCCGATAGCAAGACAATCAAGAACGTATCCTTCAATGGTTTTAATTTCCTGCTTGCTTGCGTCTAACAGAGAATACGTGCCATCATCGCAAACTTTAGCATGAATGCTTGCTTTCTTGCCCTTTTCCCAATTAGTAATAACGCCAGAATCAACATCAATCATTGCTTGCCAATATTCCCCATCATTACAAGGAATATTGGCAAGATCGTCGCATTTTTCACCGTTTACCGTCACATCTTCGGCGTATCGGATTCCAGCGGTCACTGCAAGATATTTAACATCAAATTCTTTTTTAATACACAATTCAAGTTTCATTGATTATTCGCCTTTCTTCTCTGGTTTTTCCAGCTTATCCCATTCAATGCCCGCTGCATCAGCCTTAATCTTTGCATCAGGCGCGTTGTCTACTAGTTTAATCAATGCCTGCAAATAATCATTGCAAACATTATATTTTATCACGGTATCAGTGTCGACGTCACTCATTTATAGCATACGCCCATTCTTTAATATTGCCGCGCAACCCGGTTTTAACATATACTCGATAAATCAATCCTTTTGCAACCATTTCATTGAGCGTAGAATCAAGATCAAATCTCTCCGTCAATGGCGTATTGCGCGTAAGATATCGTTTTACCGATAAGCAATCAGGCTCCAATACCGCCATTATTGCCTCTTCCAGCTCTGTTAGTCGTTTCATCTTTAAAGCGAGCGGGTTATTAGCCCGCCCGCGTCCTTTTTACTTGCGCTTTGCTTCCAGCATTCCGGCCAAGCCCTTTTCAATTTCCATCAGGCTTTTTTCTGACATGTCGCTGATAGGCTTGTTTTCGTCGCCTTTTACAACAAAATTTGCAAGCACTGTTTTCAATACGTCTGGCTTTAAGTTTAGTCCAAGAGATGCAATCATGCTTTCAATCTTCTCAAAGGGGTTTCGAGGCAGTTCTGCATTTTCTGGCTTTTTCTCAACCTGATTTGCCGCCTGCTTTGCCTTTGCTTCTTTCACTCTATCATCGGCGCTTTTACTGCCTGATTCAATTACTTCGGCATCTTCAAGATAATCAGACCATCTTGCATCGCCGTCTTTAATCGCGGTGTAAATGGTTCTGAGTTCGTCGATATCAGCCGCGACAACCTGCGCAATCGGCTTGCCGAGATACTTTTCAATTTCAGAGGGCTTAATTCCAATAGCGGTAAAAGCGTCTACAACCTTGTTGGTTTCAGCTTTCGGGTCGATACCTTTTCTGCGTGTGGCTTTTGCAACTTCCATTGCTTCCTCAATGATATCGCCGGGGATAAGTTTCAAACCGCAATTACGCAGTATTTTTGATTCCTGAGCGCCCTGCTTAAAGGCTAATTCGTCCTCGGTTGCAGCGACGATATAAGTCATTTCGCCCCGTGAGTTAAGGCGCTGACTAATAACCGTCTGACCATCTCTAACCCGTTTGCGCTCAACTGTCTTTTGCAGAGTGATTTCTTTGCCATAACTGATGTTATTCTCAAGGTCGATAACTTGCACATTCACTTTTCTAATGCTTTCGTCGTCGTAAAGCACGGTTGCAACGGTTCTGATGTTTCCGGCAGCCTGAATAGCGGTTTCTGCGAACCTGACAGATGGGCCAGTGATTGAACTGCCACCGATAGGCTTTTTATACTCTGCTTTTTCAGCAAATACAGGTCTACGGCAAGCATCAAGTATCTTTGCTCTCACATCATCCCATGAGCGCGGCTTTTTCAGTGCCATGATATAAGCCGATTCAATTTCAGCTTTTGCCATTGCTGCCGCTGCCGTTGCTGCGAGTTCGTGACCGTTAAATACCTGCAATTCCTTGTTTTCGTTTTTTTCGTCCATTGTTTATACCCCTTGTATTGTATGTCGAAAACCATATCTTGGAATAGATATGGTTTTAATGCCTCTTGTATAAGCAGGCCAGTAATTGTTTTTAACACATTCTTTCCATAACGCAATCAGCCTATCAAGCTCTAATTGCCCCTCAAGCAATGCCGCCTTGTCGAGTTCATAAACCGCTGAGTAATGCGGAAATGCAGATTCTACCGCAAGAAAAAAGAACGATTCAGGCACATCAAAGTCCATTCTTTCGCAAGCCCTGAGATACATTGCAGCCTGAACGTGATAACCATATTTGTAAATGCTGCTCATAAAGCCGCCAATCGTGGCGTCCTGCGTGCTTTTAATATCTGGCACGCCGATACAAGTTATTTTATCAAGCCGCGCTTTGAAGTCTATGCCGTCCTCAGTCCAAAAGCAATCTACCTCAACGCCACCATCAAGAGCCAATATGTCGGCACAATCAGGATTGCTTAGCAGGCTTTCGGCCATTCCTTGCACTTCAAGAGCATCAGAGGCAGACAGTAGTATTTTGCCGGGATTAGCAAGTGATATTTCTGCCTTCTGTTCTTTGCTTGCTCTTGGCGGCACAGAAGCATAAATAATCTTGTTTTCCAAAACTTGAGCATGTAGGCAAATGCCCTTTTGCATTGCGGGCGTTGGCTTGCTGAATCCCTTATCGAGTGCAGCTTTTGCATCAGCAGGAGATTTGCTTACAAGCTTTAAAACGCTCTGAGAAAGCGCCTTAACTTTGTAATATTCCGGTAATACCTCTTTTGTCATTGCTTAGTCCTCTGAGAAGTCGAAGTCGGGCAGGTCGTCATCTTCCATCAAATCAGGCAAATCTGCCCTAATTGTGTGATTTCTTTTATGCGCGTCAGTGTCGATTTCAAACAGCTCTCGGCTTTCTTCGTCTATCAGCCCGTTTACAATCGCACCCTGAAGAGCGTATCGGTAACACTTCTGCGCCGCAAAGCTCATTGTTCCATAAACCGGGTGCGCAAGGCATTTCTGAACGTCCAAGAAATTCTCGCAAACAAAGCTTCGGTTGTTCGTTACGCCCTCATTGGTGCAGTTAATCAAGTTCAAGACCAGCTTGCTATCATCGGTCAGATAGATTTCAAATTCTGTCCATTTGTTGCGCTCCGGCTCATGTTTCGGCTTGCTGCTTGTTTTCGCAAGCAAATCAGCTTTAAACACAAGTGGCACGCCTCTATGTAGTATGTTATATTGTTTCAAGTTGTATCACCACCTTTGCATTTATTATAGCACTTTCAGGCGTGCTTTACAAGTAAAATCTTTTACAATTCAACCGGCCTATACTCCCACATTTCCCGGTTAGACAGCGCCCTCAAAGCCTCATCTCTCTGCTTTTCAGTCTGATATTTACGCCACAAATGCCATTCGTGATAAAAGCACTTGCGCATAAATTCAGAGCATGTTTCGTGGTTTCTAAGCCGCTTTTCAATGCCAAAACGTTTAAGCTTCGGCATTGTGAATTAGTCTGACGAGCCATACAAGCAAATTAGCGTCAAATATCATGCCTTTTTTTGTTACAAGCCTTAACGCGCCCCTGCTAGTTGCGGTTACTGTTGCCGGGCCTATTGGCATATCAAGAATACCTGATACCGTTTTCAGCTCGTGGTTGTTAGGCTTTGACACATTGTATTCCGTATATACATCAAGATTGCCCTGCAAAGTAGCGTTTCTGACCGGCATTTCCTTTGGATTCTTGATTTTAACGGTCTTGCAAAGTGAAAAGCGGTTTTGCAGATTGTAAAGGTTGTCAAATTCAAATTCAATCTTGTTTACAGTTGCAAAGCCATTTCCAAGATAGCTTCTCAGTAGCTTGATACAGCCTGAATTGCCCCACGCAAACATGAACGGCGGCAATATGATAAATTCAGCTGTTACAATGCGCTTTTCAAGTTTGGCGCTCATTATGCCATCAACAAGGCTTTCGACCTCAAAAGGCTCGACAATGCTGTAAAAGCCTCTTGCTATATCGCCTGAGAAATCATAGTCATGTAAGCCCGGATTCTCAGACTCAAGACAGAATTTCTCTGAGTTCTCGATTGCCTCTTTTGCGCTGCCTTCAAAATCAAAGCATTGCACGCTTAAACGTCCGTTTCCTAGTTCAATTTCGTTAATCATTTTTTGCCCCTTAGAAAATTTTATCGACAATCGACATGATATAAGTCGAAGTTAGAACAAAGTTGGAGTCTTTTTCCTGCATTTTTCTGAACCGCTCGATCAAGTGCATAAAATACAAGCTATCAACGCCGATTAGCTGATCTTCAAGCACATCAATATTAGTTAAATCAAGCTGCGACACCTGCATGCACATTTTAAGAACCTGACCGGCGTTAATCTTCCAGCCCCTTGCAATGAACTTTCTCAGCCTGAAAACACTGCAAACGGGATATTTGCTGCCTGTATAAATCAGCGTTTTATTGATAACTGCGTCATAAACCTCATTCGGTATAATCGTGCCGGTTTCGCGTGTCCAGTATGCCTTGGTGTGCTGAAAGTCGTATGTTTCATGGATTTTTTCAGGTTCGCCGTAAAATCTAACCACGATCTGCACGCCATTTGAAAGCGTGATTGCATTGGTTGAAATGAAAACCGGGAAATACTTCTTTTCTTCCTTCTCGATGATCTCATCGGCGGCCATTTCGTCGAGTTCGGTTATGTTGTCGGCTCCAAGATCTTCTGACGCATTAACGGCGCTTGCATCGCCTACGATTCCAGCTGACTTAAATATCAGCTTGATTCTGCCGGGCGCAACGCGGTATTTATGAGATTTTTCCGTGTCGGTATCGCCATCAACAACGGTCACAGGTTGCATGTCTTTGTGATTATCATTCCACAATTTAACATAATAATCGGCAACCCTCAGCGCGGCGGCTTTGGTCTTGAAATAGCAATCAAAATCTTTCGGTGCTACGTTGTCGATCATGCTTGCGAAACAGCCGCCGGTTATTACCAGATTGTCATTGATAACCTTTCTCAAGCCATCATCGGCAATGGTTTCTAGCCATTCGTTTACTTTTTTACTCAACACCTTATCCATCGTCTTAATCAGCATTTTCTACCCCTTTTGTTTTTGGCAGGCTTCTAATGCAGCCTGCATTCATTTGAACTGTGACCCCATTTGCAAGACGCACTAATGCGCCCTCATCGGCAAAGTCACGCTCAACGGTTCCGATAATCTCTGCACCTGCCGGGATAACCCCAGCAAGAAGCTTTCCTTTATTTTTGTTGGCTGTGATTTTCATTTTACACCTCTTTTATTTGATAACTTGATCGGGTTGAGTTGATTAGTCTACGTATTCAAATTGGTCGAATCGAAAAAATAATGATTTCTGGCCGCGTTTTGTTATTGCAACTTCAAATTCAATAACAGCTCCGTCGTTGCATATTTCAGCAATCACGCCCATCATGCCTTTAAATTTTCTCATAACCCTGTCGCTTTTGGTAATCATTACTTTTTTCATTTTCAGTCACCTCTTTTTAATTTCGTTTCCGATGGCTTAAATATAAACCATCTTGATTTTAATTGCAAGCTTTATTTTTATTTATTTTTAACATCTTTCAAAAGCCGCGCCCATGCTTTGTTTGCTTTCTCATCTTTGCCATTCGTCCAATCTTCCAATAATTCATCACACATTTTTACTAGTTGCTTATTCATTATTTACCCCAGCAAGCAGTTTTCCCTTGTTTTTGTCTGTTGTTATTTTCATATTGCCTCCCTTGCAGCCTGATACATTTCAATCGTAATTACTTCAGGCACATAGCCGTCGCCGCCTTCGTTGTGAACGTTGTTATATCTCTTGGCTTCTGCATAGCTTTTCAAGCATTTGCCAGCTTCAAAAGCGGCGACGACTCTGGCGGCTTCCGCTTTTTTTGCTTCGGCCTTTTTGGCTTCGTTTTTTGCTTTCAGGGCGCTGTATTCTTCGTCGGTTTCGGCTTCGGCGCGGGCTTCAGCGACCAACACAAGAAGCTGGTCAAGCATTTCGGCTGACAGCAGCATTTTACTGCCGATCTTGCCTGATGCACCCATCGGCAGACCGAGGCCGGGCATGTGCATGGTAGGGCGATAGTCTTGCAGCTCGCCTTTGTCAAATAGCTTGCCGTCTACATATACGGCCACTTCGTCAGATTTGAAAGTTTCGAAATGACCTTCAAACCCTTCTGAGCGGTCAGCCATGTCGATAACGCCGCGTTCTGCGACGATATTGAAGCGGACATTTTTGCCCGCTTTGTTGATTTCAAGAGTTCTTGTTGCTTTTTTCATTTTCAGTCACCTCTTTTTAATTTCGTTTCCGATGGCTTAAATATAAACCATCTTGATTTTAATTGCAAGCTTTATTTTTATTTATTTTTAACATCTTTCAAAAGCCGCGCCCATGCTTTGTTTGCTTTCTCATCTTTGCCATTCGTCCAATCTTCCAATAATTCATCACACATTTTTACTAGTTGCTTATTCATTATTTACCCCTTTATTTTACAGTCCAAGTTTTTCGGTCAGTTCTTCGTCACTCCAGCCGTTTAAGGCTTCGTTTATATCATTATCAGTAATTCTATTCGACAAATCCGTAATCGCTTCAATCTGAGCCATTTCCGCGCAAGCAACACGGTAATCAATAACCGCGCTTGCCAGTGTTGCCGATACCAATATAGCCGCCAGAATCAAAAGGAAATCTTTCATGTTTGCTTACCTCATTTTTGTTTTTTTCGTTCATAGTAAATATATCGGCGTTTTTTCGGCAGACTTTAACTCTTTTTTATATTTTAGTTCAAAAAGTCTACACTTATTGACAAATGTAGACTTTTCAGACCCTCGGCAATACAGCTTAACTTGATGCTGTGTGCCTCTGCGCCTGACTTTTTCAAGATGTTTGCAACTTAAACATGTTCTAAGCATTATTCACCCTTTCTGATGCAGCAATCAATCTGACAGCTTGCATTTCCGCGAGTTTGGTCTATTGTTTGGTCTAATTCATAATTATAATTTTCATCTTCAAGTCTGCAAAATTCAATAGTTACATCTTTCAAGCCATTCGCAATGATAGCCTGAATTTTACCAAGCGTAAACCACTGTTTATGCGCTTTATTAAAGCGTGAAGGCCACTTATTTTTCTCGTAAAGCGTAAATTCAGGAACGGCAAAATAAACATAGCCGTTTGGTTTAACCACTCTTAGCCATTCTAGTAAGACTTCTGCGGCATTCTCGAAGTGCTCAAGCACATGAGAGGCATAGAGAAAATCAAACTGAGCATCGGCAAACGGTAGAATGTGCGTGCTTCCATCTGGTAAGGTGTGTTGCTGAATTGGCTTCCCGTTCACAATTAGCGGGTCATTCCAGCCGCCTATTTCTAGTCCTTTGCCCTGAAAATATTTCTCGTAGTAACCCAATTCACCGCGCTTTTTCGCTAATTTGCTTGTTTCATTCATTTGATAAACCACCAATCCGCGACCTTTTCGCCGTCATTTTTCGCATGAAAATAAAGTATTCCGCGTTCATTGCAGAATCGTATCACCGCTGCGCTTGCCCTGCCGTTGTCAGCCCAATCGTGACCAGCAATCATGCCGCCGTCCGAAACCTGCGGATACCATGCGCAAAGTTCTTTGTAAACATGTTCAGGCGCGTGGCAATCGTCGATATATAGGTAATCAATAACACCATCTTCAAACAGCTCTGCCGACTCGATAGCCTCTTTCTGCATCACATGCACGTTGTCTTTATCCGCAAATCTTTCAAGCGTCTGTTTAAGCCACTCCTTGCACTCTTGGTTATAATCATCGCGCCACGAATCAATCAAAACCATTTGATGAATATTCAGCGCGTTGTAAATTCTTTCGGCGTTTTCGCCTGCTGCAACTCCCAACTCAACTGCCGTAACAGGCTTATTTTCAAATAACTCAACTGCTTTTTTGAGTGATTCTCGCATTATTTTACCCCCATCATAGGAAATTTTATTAGATTGTTGTTGATTAAATCTTCAACGATAAATTCTTCTGATGCAAAATCGTGTCTCTGACCGTCTTTCGGGTTCCACTTCTCATCAATATTATGCTTTTTGCTCTTGAAAAAATCAAACCCTGCAATGTGCAACTCTTTCGGCTCGTAGCGCAATATATCAAAGATTGCAGCTACCCCGGTTGTTGGTATTGAGCCGATTGCGCAAAAATTGCTGATAAAATTCGGTATTGTCTGCGCAAAATGATGATTGTTCGATAATAATTTTGCTCTCAAACGCTGCACAAATCTGAAATCACCGCTTTTCCCTGAAATTTCTCTGCCTCTTGTGTGTCTTGTAAAGCAGAAATTAAGCGGGTATTTCAAAAACAAAAACTTCGGTTTGTCACGTTTAATGCGCTCTTCTACGCCCATGATTGAGTTTCCAAAGAATGAATAATAAACATCAACCCGTTTGCATTCGTTAAAATGCTCATAGTTGTTTGTTCTGACAATCCAATCGAAGCTATCAAGGTAATCTGCATCAGCATTAACCACACAAGGCGCTGAACCCAAAACAATAACCTTGCGGCCTTTGAAGAACTTGTAAACATCATCTTCTTTGAAGCGCATCTTTCAACCCCTTGTATTCATTATCCCACACAAAGGACGTGGTTACTTTACAGCATACCTTTTTCGGTGTGATTTGTCTAATAAAATCACTTTTACTATTGCGGATTTTATCAGAGAAAACCACTAGACAACGCTTATTTAAGCCTTCTGCTAGTGCTGTTGACCAACCCTGCTGACAAACGATTAAATCTGAGCCGCGAAATAGTGCAAGAGTTTGATAATAACTATCGCTCCGAATTTCTTCGGTGCCAGCATATCGCTCTAATGCGCCATTGGTCAGGTGAACGACTTTATACCCGTTCTGCTGCAAATCTTTGATAATGCGCTCAATTACCGCCCTATCGGGTATAAATTCGTTTACGCTATTCATTCCTTTATAGCCGCAAACTAACAGGGCGATAGGCTTGTGTGCTATTTCAAATTCATCAGGCGATTGATACCCCATATCCTCAAGCTGTGTCGTATCTGGGTTGCTCTTGCCTTTCAAGTAGGAATATTCTTTATCTACAATGGCATTTCTATCAAAGGGCAGGCATTTAACTGGCAAATGCTCGAAAACTTGCGGGAAATTAGTTAATACCTCGACTCTGTGCCCGGCGTCTGTGTAGCGACCAACTAGCGGCTCAAGGTAAATTGCATCACCGAAACCACTCAAGCCTCTAATCTTCATTGAACAACCCCTTTTTGTCTGATTTCAGCACAAATACCCGCGCTTCCCTGCCGCTTGGCATGGTTATAAAACATTTTTCAAACAATGTGCAACCCTGCCGCAATTCTCTATCTAAGCCATTCAGAACGACCGCCCATTTATTTTCAAAGTTTTAACGTCTTCAGGAAACACAAATCGGAACCTTTTAAGCCGCTCTTGCCAGTATTTTTTTGTTTCGGTTGTTTCGTCACACCAACCTATACCAAAGTAAATCAATTTGCAAGCGCCATCGAGCGAATAAATCATCTTCTTTTTGTCGTCTATTCCAATTTTCCCGACCAATTCGCAACCATCTAGCACGATTCCATTTGTTTCCTGAACTTCGATTAAATGCTCAAAAACGGTTTAAGCCATTTATAGGTTTTTTCTAGTCTTGTCATTCTTCACCTCTATATCCAGCCGCAAACATAGCCCTTGCCTGTTTCAAAGCCCGTTCTTCTGCTCTTTGTTTTGCTTCCTGATTGCCGCATGGGTAATAATATTTTTTACCCGACTCACCGTATTTCACGTAACAACCCTTTTCATCTCTACCGCGCATTTCCATATTATTCTCCTATAAATTCAAGTAAAAGCGGGCTATTCTTGCCAATTAGCTGCAAATTGCCTCTGTTCCATAAATTACCAGCCTCTTCAATACTGATATCAAACTCTTTTGCAACGTCAGCGGGTTCATGCAGCCAATTTTTAAGCCTGCCAACCTCAAGATTCCACGCCTGCATAAATTCTTTTCTTGCCTTGATATGTAGATTGCCATTTTTATACAAGCGATACTCAAACACGTTCAAGCCATCTTTGCCGATGCAACGCTTTTGCTTGCCATCTTGTTTAAAATCTGTTACCCCATCATTATCAAAGCCAAGATTGCAGGCAATTACCGCAAGGTCTGAAAGTATGCACTGATTCCGATTGTGTTCCCATTCTGAAATATGGCAGCGTGTGATAATGCGATAATCAAGCAGATATTTTTCAGGCATATCTTTGCCATTATAGCGCCACGTGCCCTGTTTCCAAACAGTATTGCTCTTGTATGCCTGAAAACCATCTGAGCCAGTAAAATCATCAAAAGCCTGCAAAAGCTGCTCTTTCACATATTTGTTGTAATTTTCAATCGTCCAAACAATGATTGTCTTGATATTTCCCTCGGTATAATCAAGTTTCTGAAACCAATTAATCTCATCCAAAAGCTTTTCGCGGGTTCGCCAAGTTAATCGGCTGTTAATAGGGCTTAGAATGTCGAATGTTTTAAGCCAATAACGTTTTTTCAGCCCTTCAATATCGGCTTTAATCTTTACTATAACGCTATTTTTATCAATTCCAAGTTGCTGCAATAATTTAAAATCAATCTTTGCAAGCGATAAATAGGCCGCCATAAGCTCTTGCATGTCTTCGCGGTAGTTATTGCACAGTTCTGCTACCGTATCGCCGTTAGCCTGCTTCAAACCGCTTGTATTCTTGGTTTTTTCTTCAACCGCTTCAACTTCTTCGGCAACCTCAAATTTTCCGATATGTTGTTCGACCCATTTTGTGAATAAATCTTCTTGATTGCGGCATTGTTCACTGTAAATTCTGATTAAATCAACTTTGGCGCGTGCGGCCCGGTCTGCTTCAAGAAAATCGTAGCTACCTAATACGGTTAATTCGCCTTTATTTTTTAGCATGGCGGCAAATTCGCCATCGTCTTGCCATCTTTGCGGGATTACAAGGTAAATCAATGTCGCTCTGACTTCTGCGCAAATCTTATTGCACCATTCTTTAAAGCGTGAATAAGGCGGGTTTGAAAAACATACGTTAAATTCTTTGTCGATTAGAACAGTATCGAAGAAATCACGGCCAATAATGCCGATTCCGCGTCTGATTAAATCATCAGCTTGTGCGTCCGCTATTTCGATTCCAAGGCGCTGTTTTATATTAATGCGCTCTTTTTCGCTGCCTCGCATGAAGTCGAATACTCTACCATCGCCGCTGCCAATATCTATAAAAGAAGGTATAATTATTTTGTGCGTTCCCTCTTTCCAATCATCATTTTCACGCGCAATAAAGGTATCCTTGTGGCCGTATCTAAAGTTAAAATCATCGCCCTGAGCCATGCTGACAATATCGGCATTAACGGCGTTTAAAATCTCATTAGTTGTCGGGTAAAACTCAAAGTCTTGTCCGTCCTCTTTAAGCTGTAAAATCTTCTGGTTGATACTCATTTTTCCACCTCTTGTTTAATCAATTCCACAACCCGCGCAAACTCTGACGGGTGAACTATCTGCTCAAAAATCTTATCTTCGAGCAAATCAGGCAATTCAAGCATTTTTTCAGCATATCTGCTCTTTGCCAGTTCTGCTGCGATTCTCCGCAGTCTTTCATCATTACCGAAAGGCATTAAATCAAACTGCCTTATCATGTCCTCTGAAAGCTCAAAATCATATTCGACAACGCCATGCCTGCAAAATCTATCAGGCGTGCCCGTTATTGTGCCATTGGGGTCATAACTGAGCATTGCAGGCATGAAACCATGCGGCGGTCTAAGTCTGTTTGCGTATTTGTATGTCATGTATCACCTCGTTTATTTGATAACTCATCATAGCACAGTTTAAAATAGATTGCAAGCTTTTTATTTATTCCCGCAATATTTACAATGCAAACCATCATAATCGCTTGCCCCGCATGATCTGCAGACTGGATAAATAGCCTGCCATTCTTTTTGGTTTTCTGGCAAAATCTTTACCAAATATCCGCAACAATAAAGCGTATGGCCTGTTTTTTCATGCCAGCCAAAAAAATTAGAATCAGAATGTAGCGCCAATTCGCGATATTCTTTTGCGGTTATTTTTACGCAAACTGCACGCGGATTAGCATCAATAAATTCTTCAAACTTTTGTATGATATTCATAATTAATAAGGCAGTTTTACAACATGCCAAGGTTGCCCGCTCAAAGTCCGTGTTTTAACAAAAATTCAGGGTGAATATACTTGAAAGATTTCAGGCCGCTGATATTTTGATTCTCCAGCCTAACGACAAAGCCCTCAGCGGTGGTATCGGCTATCTTTGATTTATTATTGGCCTGTAATTCTTTTACAATTTCAGAGATAATCCCAATGCGATAGCTTATTCTGGGCACTTCTACCAACCCAAACATATTAACGATTGTTTTCATGTTCAAGTGGCTTTGCTGTTTTGTTTCTCGCGTTTTTTCATTGCAAGTTTTCAGATTGAAAATAAACAATTCAGAAGCGTTTACGCCGTATTTATTGCCCTGCACGTTCGGCGCTAAGATTTCACCCTGAATAATCAGATAATCGCTGTTTTTCAAGCTCATTGCCTTGTGCATCGCCGCCATTTTGCCGCGCAAATCAAGCTTTTTTGCAATCTCCCAATAAACAGAATTATCTGGTTTATCGAGCATCTGATTGCGGCTGCAAACCATGAACTGCTCAGGCTTGAAAAATCCTGTTTTCGGTTTGTAAATGTAGGTTGCAGATGTTCCATCAAGCTTTTCGGTAATCTCAATCGGCTGATTGTTCCATGACTCAAAAATGCGCGGGTTAATGTTCTGATATCGTTCTTCGTCTGTTTTGCTGCAAATGTGAATGGGAAAAGGCATTGCGCCAGTCTGCCTGCGATACATTCTACCAATTAGCGGCACTTTCGCAAGCCATCTCTGCCACCATTTCAGGCGGTCTTTTGGTCTTGTTATTTTTGCCTCTTGTTCGGCTTCTGGGTCATGCTTTGTAACTCCAATTATATCGGTAACATCGTCACCCTCTTTAAACTGCTTATTCGTGAACTCTTTCAGTAATGAAAGCGGCTTTGCAAGACCCTGAGAAAGCTGCTTCATGCACTTGATAGTTTTAACTCTGAATTTACGTGGTCGCATGAACTCAAAGCATGGCTTGTCAGGTAAAATGCTATCAATTTCAAAATACACGCAAAGGTCATTAGGCACAAACTCCCCTTTTTGTGCCACGCACTGCCAACCATCTATTAATACAAGACAGATGTTTTCGGCTTTCGGAATTTCAATTACTTCTTTTATTCTTCGGATTGTTGCTAGTTTTCGCACAAATACCCCTCCCTTTATTTAAAACGACATTGGCATGATTACAGTCTGAAACTTATCATCATCGCCAGCAGTAAACAGCGCCGGGTAACTTGGCGTTGTCATTCCAATCGTAATTTCTTCAACATCGGCGGCGGCAATGAAATCCTGCAAAAACTTAGCGTTGAAGCCGATTTTGATGGGCTCTCCGCTTGTTTTGCAGCCGATAGCCGTTTCAGCTTTGCCGTTTTCTTTCGATTCCGACCACATTTTAATTTCGTCGTGGCCGAAATCAAGCCAGATTAGAAAGTTGCTGTTTTTTGCAATCGGCAGAAGCGTTTTAATTGCCTGACCAAGCTCTTTTCGGTATGCTTTTGCCGTGAAACTGCTTTCTTTTGGCATAACTCTATGATACGCCGGGAATTTACCGTCTACGAGTCTTGAAAGCATCATTACCCCGTCACGTTTAAATACAAGCTGTTCTTTGTAAACGCCTATTTCAGCGTCAGAACACTTGTCAAACATTGCAGCGGCTTCATTCGCGGCTTTAATCGGCACAATAAACTGCTTTTTCAATTCATCGGCAACCTGCATTTTATCAAGCTGCTTCACTGAAAGCCTTTTGCTGTCGGTTGCCACAAGGTGAATGTTTTCGACAAAATCAAGCAAAACAGATTTTTGAACTGGATTGCCGTCCTCTACTGACGCAGCAATTCCAGCCTGCTTGATTGCCTGCGAAAGCTCATGCCCGTTAATCTGCGTAAATTCGGCATCAACGTCAGGAACGGGCGGAAAGTCTTCAGCGTCAAGGCAATAAACACTGAACTTGCTTTTACCGCCGCCGATATACAATTTGCCGTCTTGCACTTCTAGCTGAATCGGGAATAAATCACCGCTTGGCATTGATGAAATAATATCCTGCATCAGCCTTGCGGGAACGGCTATACTACCTTCCTTGTCTATGCTTGCAGCACATTCGGCAATCATCATCTGCTCAAAGTCTGTGCCTACAAATCTAACACGGTCGTTTTTTGCCTCAATCAGCACGTTTGCCAAGATTGGCCGCGTTGTTTTGCTTGCAACCGCTTTTATGGCGATTGAAACAGCGTTTAAAAGCTCACTTCTGTCGATTTCAAGTTTCATTCGTCGTTGATCTCCTGTAAATGTTTGGTTTTTGCTTCGCTTCCGATATAAAAAATACCAGTGCCCATTGACTTGTCTAACCACTCGTCAAGCAGCTCGTGTAAATATTGACGATACATTGGCGTAATTTTATTAAAATCACAGCAAGGCGGACAAATATCACTTTGGACGCTATCACCGTTTTCATTTTGGTAATCAATCTCTCCGTGCACTCTGTTCACGTGTTCTCCTTTATTTTGGTCAGCTTATCTATTAACATTTTGTGAATAATGCCGTTGATAAGCTCGGATGCCTCGTAACTACCGCTTACCTTTGTTTTTCGCGGCATTGGCAAGCAACTCTCTGACTTGCTCATCAATCACGTTTTGCAGCCATTCCTCGGTGCAATACTTTTCGATAGATTTTGCAACCATCGCCGAAAGTTCTTCGTTTCGCATCAAAAATGCGTGTTGCACCTTTTCTCTGATGTTTTCCAGTTCAAATTTAATTATGTTCATTGCATTCCCCTTTCAAAGCAGTTTCGCGACTTGCTTAGGTCTGTTTTGTTATGCGCTAATGATAGGGCACATTGAAAAATAACCCATTGGTCTGCAATGCTCGCGGCCATCATACATATATACGCCGCGTTTGAATACGTCGTCCCCATGCTTCAATGTCAGTTGTTTGGCGGTTCTTTTCAGCACTTCAAAGCGGAAAATGCACTCACTATCGCACGCGCTTCTTGTTGAATAGGTCTTGCCAGTTTCAAATTTCATAATCACACCTCGTTTTTAATTTCGCACAAATTGATATTAGCATAGTTGATTTTGGATTGCAAGCATTATTTATTCCCATGCCTTTGAGTATTCCCTATCCTTAAAAAGAGCAGCCAAACCAGACACCTGTTTTAACCTTAAAAGCTCATCCGCGTCCATGCCGATATGTTTCATAATCCAATCGTCACCCATTCCAGCCTCGGTTAGTTCAGCAACGATATTAACCATTAAGTCTATACTGTGAGTCCCCCTTGCTCTGTTGTGGCGAATGGTTGATGCCATTCGGTTTGATAAATCGCGTTGCTTTTCTCTAATTGTGGAAACAGGAATATATCCCATCGTCGATGAGTGTATTTCGCTAGAAATTCTTTCGCTTTTGCGCCTATGAAAACCATCAACAATTTTGATATTTTCCTTATCTGGAAATGCCACAATTGGCATTGTATAGCCGTCTTCAACAATAGACTTTATCAACAGCTTCATTTCAGGCGGTGCAACTGCGTTCGGGTTGTATTCGTTGGCCTCTACCGATTCAGACTTGACCCATCGCACAAAATCTACTGGGTGATGCCTTAAAGGACTGACTTCGTGCAATATTTTTCGCGCTTCGTTTAGTAATTCTATTTTTTCGTCAGCGCCATTGATAGTTTTTACAAATTCAGCAAATTCTTTTATTTTTTCTATCATTATTTTCTCCTAAATGTTTTTATATTTTTGCAAAGCATCGTGTCTTAGCTGTTTTTCGTATGTAGTCATTCCGTATCCCATGTATTTACAACTATAATCGTTTTTCAAAATAGTAATGCACATGCGCTTCCACGACGGTAAATTGATAAAATAGCCGCTCTCGATATTGTCTGGGTATTCTTTAAATCGAATTAGGACAACGTCATCTCTGCCTTGATAGATTTTCCCCGTCGGTAATCCCAACACTTCAAATTCATAACCGGATTTTTCTATGTCTGGGATTGCTGATTTTAAGATGGTTGCGCCTTTATCTAACCAAACTTTAAAAGTAGATTCAAATTTTTTTCTGAACATTTGCCCGATATATGGCGGCAGAGTAGATAGCAGGAATTCGCAATAACTTTTCCATGTATGGCCGTTAGGCAACAAAATAGAACGATATCCCATTGCTTTTGTGCCACCATAAATAGCTCCAAAATTAGCACCATTTACCCTGCCAACAAGCCGCGCCCATTTATTCGGCTCTATTGCTCTGTGCAGGTTTAAATTAGTCACACCCTCATCAATAAACGCGCTTGCAACTCGCATATCAACCAATTTTAAACCAGCCTGATAATACAAATCATAAAGCTTATTGTAATCAAAACCCTCACGTGCATTCGCCGTCCAGATATCCTCAGTTTGCCAATCATACATAATATAGCCATTATAACGGTTGTTGCCCATTTTGGTTGTCCACTGTTTGCCTTTATAAGCCTCGGCCTTATCTATCGCTACGGCTCTCCATCTGTGGACGCTTTCTTGTGCTCTAATGCCAATTAAGCCAATGGTTTTCTTGGCGTTTTTCTTTTTATGAATCCATTCGTTAAATTTTAAATCAAAGTCCGTATCTTCGATGCCATGAAAATAAAAATCAAAATCGTGGTTATCTTTGTGTAACACCGTTAAGCCGTTTTTTAATTTGGGATAATCTCTAACCCAGATTTCTTTTTCTTCTTCATTCCAAGGCAACCAAAAGTTTTTGAAAATAGACACGCCGCATTTTGTTTTGTAACTCAAGCAAACCCAATATAAATCAACCAAATCGGCATTATCTTCAACCATTCTACGAATAAAATCTTCTGTAAAATCATAACTGCCTTCGTAATCCATGTAATAAACCGGCAGTTTTTTGGTAATGCCATTCTCGCGCATGTATTTAAACATCATATTCAGCATTACGCCGCTGTCTTTGCCACCAGAAAACGAAACGTAAATATTGTCAAATTCTTCAAATAAAAATTTGATACGATTCATTGTTGCATCAAAAACATTATCTAGTAGATATTTTCTGGTTTTACTCATAGCTTTTTAAGCACCTCTTTTAATTTTTCGTCAGCGCCCTTTTTCAGTTTGCGGATTTCCTGTATTTCACGCTGGAAGGATAACAAAATGCTTTCCTTTTTGTCAAGAGATTTCTCTATTCTTTCATCAATTGTGTCGCACGCAATAATGTTCACATAATGAACGTTTTTCTTTTGGCCTAGTCTATGCTGCCGATCTTCGGCCTGCACTCTCTCACCGAATTTAAAATTATTGTTATAAAATATACCATAACTACTACAAACAAGCTCATTCAGACCGTGCCCACCGGTCGCTTGCGTGCCGACAAAAAAGCGACGGTGTTTTGTAAACAAGTCGGCCTCGCTCGCCCTTTCTTTTTCATTTTTACGGCCAGTATATTCGCTTGCACAATCTTCGCCGTATTCTTCCCTTAGCATGTTCAGAATACCGTCTATATCGTGCATGTATTTCGCCCATATCACTATTTTTTCATTTTCGGGTATTTCGTCGATAATTTCTTTCAGTAGAGCAATCCTGCCGTGTTCCGCCTTAATTGTTTCCTTTCCAGCCAGCCAATAGCCGCTGCAAATTTTCTGCAGGTCAGTAAAAAGATTAAAAACATCGGTAGATCTAAACTCATCGTATTCCTCGATTAACTCAAAAAACTCATCTTTCCGCGCTTGATAAACTTGCGACTGCAACGGAGTAAGCGAGTAATAGCGGCTTGAATAGCTCTTTTCCGGCAAATCTAAGCACTCCGATTTTCTCACTTGATAAACATACGGCTGCATTTTCTTTGCAAGCAAGTTAGTATCATGCGCCCTTCGCACAACGCCCGGGTATTTGTCGCTGTATTCAAGGTGGTTAGCGGCAAAACTGAAAAAACTATTGTATCCTAATATTAATGTTGACAAAAAGCGAAACTGTGAAAATAAGTCTTTAAATCCGTTGCTTGTCGGAGTTCCCGTCATAATCATGCGGTATTTTGCCTTTTTGCCACATTCGGTAATCCATTTTGTTCTATTTGCGCTGTGGTTCTTGATATAGGTCGATTCGTCGCATATTACAGCAGTCTTTTCATCACACAAATTTAACGCACAGAATATGACTCTCTTGCTATCGCTCATGCTTTCAATGCCAATTATGTAATAATCAGCATCCGGGATTTTCCCCTGTTTCGTTTTATCATCAAAAACATAATAACTGGCTGTTGTATGCTGTTCAAGCTGGCTTGCTATTGTTTTTTTAACCGACACAGGGCAAAAATAAACAACTCTACTGATTTTATGCTGCTTTAAGCGCAACCACTCAAATGCCGTAAGCGTTTTGCCCGTGCCCATATCGGCAAACAACGCGGCGACTTTAACGCCTTTGAGTTTTTCAACGGCGTCTTTTTGGTGTTGCATTAACTCAGTCGTTATCAAGTAGTTCATCAGGTATCTCTTTATTGTTTAAATATTTTTCTAGCTCTGAAAGCCTATTTAACAGCATTTCTCGTTCTTTTTTGGCGTTTTCACGTCTTACAATGCTATCAATTGCTTTGATTCCGTTGCATTCACCGAAAAAGTCAAGGCAAATCTCAACCACATGATTTTCTTGCAAGGCTTGAAAGCGCCATTGCCTGCGCGAAGAATCCCAAAAGCCGCCCAACTTTCGCGCGGCTTCGCAAAATCTGACATGATACGGCGACTGACAATAGCACCAATCGCCGCTTATAACTGTTTTGCAGGTCATGCTCTCATTGTGTGAGAAGGACGATTAATATATTCAATCGCATTATCAGTGGTTTTCTGGCTATCCATTGTCATTTCGCGTTCATCCTCTTTGGCAGTCCAAGAAATGCCACCGTTGAAAATCATTTGACGATTGCCAGTAAGACCAAAAATATCGCCGTAGTTTTTGCCGATTTCAAGATTTTTCATTTTCATTTTCTTTACCTCATTTATTAAATTTTAACCACAAACAAATCATAAACCATAATCTGTAAAATTGCAAGCATTATTTTTAAAAATCAATAACGTTTGAGTAGTCAGCTTTTGGCTTGCCTTTGAAACAGCAGATTTCATCATCAATGTCAGTTACTATTGCGGCGACCTTTGATGCGTGTTTCTTGTCTACTACAATGACTGGCGCTTTCGCATCTTCAACAGCTTCTATACCGTTGTCGGCAAGAACCAAAATAATATTGGCTATCATTTCAGAATCAACTATCATGGGGGCTTCAAAGTGAATTTTCATTTTTTTACCTCTTTTTAATTTCGTTTCGCTCACAAACCAATCATAACATCAACAAAAACAAATTGCAAGCAAAAAGATTAAAAAAACACCCGGCCATTTCGACCGGGCAAAAAGTGAGGTATTATGATGACTACAGCGAAAATCTTAACAAAGTATCTGATACACGGCCTTTCTTGTCGTATGCAACCAATCTGCACCCAGACTCAGAGCCAAGTCCAAGATTAGCAGCATACTCGTCACCGCTGCAAAATGCGTTGTTGTAAAACACCGGCACGTTGTCCATGCTCTCGACGCGGTAACAGTGGTAATGTCCTGCCACAATCTCAAGCAAGTTATGCTTTCTAAGCAGCTTATCAAAGTTTGATAGCTTCTTAGTTTGGTGCCCATGCAGCGCAAGCACATTGTAATCAAAAAACGGTATCAGCGCCATGTGATTAATTGTTTCGATAAACTCAATCTGTGCAAAGTGTTCAAACTTGCAGCGCAATCCCCATGCAGTAAAACGAGCAAAGCTCTCTTCATTTACCCTTGCGCTGCCACGACTGATAAAATCATGATTACCTGGTGTGTGTGCAATTCTAAGCCTGAATCCACGCAAAACAAGCGTTAAAAACATGCTAGAAAGCGACTCGACAAGATGAAATATGCTGTCCACCGCGTTAAGACTCTGCTTACCGCAAGAATCATGCGGCGGCGCGTGAACATCGTCACCAAGCAGCGCAATCGTCAGTCGGCAGGGCTTTAACTTGCTTACAATCTGCTCCGTCACGTCTACAAAGCGCTTTTTCATAATGTCGATTGAGTAGTCACCGAGAAAGTTAGAAACTTCAAGCCCTGCGTGAAAATCCGTAGCAATCAGCATGTATTCGGTATCAGATTGCTTTATCGGCTTAATCTCGTATGGCTTCGGGTCGATAGCATTGATTTTGCTGGCAAATTCATCAGCCCAAAACTCGGCCTTGTGAAGCCGCTTAACTTCGTTTTCAATGTCGGCAAACTTGGTTGAGTGTAACTTTTGCAGCGCATAGCGTTTTTTCGCAATTCTCATGCGTTCTGCTAGTTCATCGGTTGTCAGCGCGTCTATAGTTTCCGGTAGAAAAGGTATAGAATCGTGCGTAAAGTCTAGCGCGGTCTTAATAGCGAAGAATTCTGACCTTGACCAGTTCATTTGCAGGGCTACTGCGTTCATTGTAAGCCCGGCGATGCAGAATAGCTGCATCGCGTGCTCAATCTGCTCTGTCGTGGCTGCGATTTGCTTATTCTTGCCGTATCGTATCAAATAGCCGGTTTCGGTGCGTTCAACCTTTGGCTTGCGCTCTACCTCGCCCTGCTTTTCTTTTTCTTTCGTTCGAGGCGATCTACAAATATTCTTTGCTCGAATATAATCAAACTTTTCATTGAATTTTTTGTTGATCTCTTTGGCAATGTCATTATAGCCCTTGCCAGATTCGCGCAATTTAACCGCAAACTCTTTTATTTTCTTGTTATAGTCTAGCAAATCAACCCTCCCGCGTGCATAATAAGTTTATATTATCAGTTTGCAAGCATGTTTGCAAGCAAAAAAATACCCGGCCATGAAAAATAGCCGGGCAAAATGAGAGGTGAGAGGATTTGGAGAAAATCACGTAGACGAATCGAACGTTTGCAAATCGCGTTGCAAAAGGTTTTTAAGGTAGCACACCGCGCACTCCTTGCCCTCTAAGCTTTTCAGCTCAGATTCGGTTAATTGTCGATCAACCTTTGCGGTCATCACTGCACCACACTTGCAAATCACTTGAACATCGAACATATCATACCCCATACGTGTTTAATTAAGCCGATTATACCACAAGGCAGGTGACTTGTGCAAGCTTTTTTGAAGTGAATTAGCGCAACGTGCCGGAATGGTATTTTATTGCAGCGGTAAAAATAGTAGGTTCCCGGCACTTTTTCAGCGTATCGGCATGTTTTGCATGTTTTCATAGATTATTGCCTTGTTAAAAATTCCATGCACTCATCAAGTATTCCAATAGATTGTAATTCCGCAATAATCGCATCTTCTGCAACAGCAGAAAAATGAGAACTATTATACGCCGGATTTCTGTTATATTCGGCCTGCGCGAGCCTTGAATGGCTACTAATTAGCTTAAACAATACGTTTTTGTCGATTGATATTTTCATTTCTTTTATACCACCTTATTCCCGTTCAGCTTTCCCCGTCTCTGCACGCTGATTAGTTTCATCTCTCGTCCCTTTCTGCCGTCCGGCTATTCCTGCGCTGCTTTTGGTATTCTTCAACGATATTTATAATCCGCTCGCAATCAGAGCATGTAATCCGGCCAGTAGCGCCAAATTTGGGTTCTTCATGATGCACGTCTTCGTCGCCAGAAGTATCTAAGCCGCAAAGAGTGTAGTCCGCTTTCCCGAGCAAATGGGTTTCTTTGCCGTTATCCGTGAAGGTTGTTACAAACATCCCTCGCCCCTTTCTGCCGCTTCGAGGGCGGCTTTTGCTCGTCTATACTCCATTGGCCGCCAGCGCTTCAAGTCGTTGCGCCTACATTCTGGCCCCGCGTCTTTGTCTTTTGGGTTTTCGCCGAATCCGCATGTATCAAAATTCCAGCTTGCGTGATTGCCGCAGTTTCGGCAGCATCGCTGATGTCGCACTAAAAACATTAAAGACTTGTTTTTATCGCGCTCGGCCTCCAGTGTTCGCATCAGCATTTTGTTTTCGCTTTCAAGTCGGTTTAGCTCTGAGATTAACCGCGTGCTGTCCATCTACTCGCCCCTTTCTGCCGCTTTTAGCACGGCGTTAAATTTTCGCTGGAATAAATCAAGATATTCCTTCGGGTAGTTTTGCGTGTTCAGCAAAAACTCTTCTTTCAGACACCGCTCAAAGTGCTTCAGCCGCTCAATCTCAGCCCGCGCCTCGGCAAGCTCTTTGCACAGTTTTTCTTCGGCCTCCGCCATAGAATAATAATCAGCCGGGGCGACTTTGCCCACCTTGTATTTTTCAATCTCAGCTTTAAGCTCGGCAATCTCGCGCTCAAGCCTTGTTATGCGCTGCCGCAAAACAGTTATAAGGTTGTCAAATGGCACGTCCTCCGGGCAACATGCCGCCTCCCTCTCTTCAATATCGCTCAACTGTTTTCGCAGCTCGGCGTTCTCGCGCTCAAGCCTCATTATTCTCGAATCTTTGCTCATCGCTCGCCCCTTTCTGCCGCCTTGGTATAGCGGTATTCCATTGGCCTCCAGTTAATAAGATCATGCTCCCGGCAATATCGGCCTGTAACCGTATCCTCGCCAAGGCCGCAAACCTCAAAGTTTGCCGACCAATGATTTCCGCAGTTCCGGCAGCATCGCTGATTTCTGACTAAAAACATTAATGATTCATTGTCTTTCTTTAAGCGATTATTTTCGCGCTCAAGCCGTTGGGCAAGTTCTATCAATTCTGGCTCTCGCCTGCACCACGGGTTACCCTTGACGTGTTTGTCAACTCTCGGCGTGTCGCTCATAATTATTCACCTTTCGCAGCGCTGATAGCCACTTTTAACTTTAAACATTTTTAACTCCTGCTCATTCATTTTCGTAACATCCCGGCTTTTCTGTAAAGATGCAAATCGGCGGGTTATCATTGCCCCACCATCGACGAGCGAGTGATTTTACGTGTTCAGTTAATCGGCGCTCGCACGATATATTTTTGCACTCAAGATAATCGCAAAATGTCGCGTCTTTGTAGCAAAGCATTTTATACCTCCATTTCCCATATTCTAGCATGTTTTTAATTGGCTTGCAAATTATTTTTTAAAGGCAGGCAACAATAAAGCTACCCGCCAGAATTGTTAAATTAAGCCATGTATTTTTTTATGACATTCTTTGCAAACGGCCCGCAAATCCCATAAAACCTCACAATAAAGGCTATGATAATTTACGTGGTGAACTTGAGTGGCGCGACGCTCTAAGCAAGATTCACATACTCCGCCAGCCCGTTCTATTACTAATTCGCGCCGATGTTTCCATTCGTCAGATTCAAGATAATCCTCATATTGCTCGTGTTTTTGAAGCCTTTCATTCTTGTATTCTTTGCGCTGCATTTCCATTTTTGCGTCCGTAAACTTTGCAAGTAAAACAAGGTCAAAGTCTGGCAATTCTTTTACATTTTCCCCGTAATCCTTCGGCCACCATATCCCGCCTGTTGGAGACTTTACGCGCTGGCCGCAATCAAGACACTGGCAGGCTTTGTGATAGTTGGCCTCTCCACCCTTTTCAAATCTCCATTTACAAAATACTTTTCTTTCGTGTGTGCAATCCATGTTATTTTCCTTTCTTGGCTTGTGGTTTTAGCACGCCAAGCTTATCAATTGATGCAATTAAGCATCGGGAAACAAAATATTTACTCCTTTCTATGTTTTTTCTTGGTTAATGGGGCAATAAAGCCAATTTCATGAAATATCGGCCCCTTTGCGTCTTGTAAAAAGGCTAATTTTGATCTAGTTCCCGGCCCGTTTCTCGCTGCTGCAATCAACATTATTCTGTTTGCCTCTGCCATTTTTGTCATGCCACCGGATAGCTTTATTTCTTTGTCTTCAAGTTCGCAAGTATCAAAAATAAGCGTGGTTTGTGCAAGTCTTGTAAGCATTGCAGAGCCTTGGACATCGCCTGATGACCGTTCAACTCCTACGCCTCCGCTCCCCTTTGTGGTATGACAAACCAAGATTAAAGAACATTTACCATCTTGAACAATCGCGCAACAATTTCTTATAAAATCCGCTTCAAGTTCCCAAGGCTTATTTCCAGAAAAATCAATCTGACTCATCGGGTCTATCACAACCATTCGTGATTTTTTTGAAGCGCGTCGAAGCCAATTAAGCACCTTCTCTGGCGTTATTTTTGGTATAACAGTTTCACCTTTTTCGTTTTTACAGCCGACTCTTGGATTTTCAGTAACATTAGACAAATAACCTTTTAATTCATCTGCTCGTTGAGCCATTGCAGTCGTTCTATCACAGATTGTTTCCGAACTAGTATCTATCATAGAATAGCTTTTTTCAAGAATGGCAAGCATTCGCCAGCCCCATGCCTCAACATCGTCTTCTAGCTGTAAATATGACCATGACACGCCCATTTCGTGAATGTGCTGAATAATATTCATGGTTAAAAAGCTTTTTCCTGCTTTTTCTGCACCAGCAAGCACGGTCACAGTCTTTTCTCTGAATGCTTGCGTGCTACCAGTTATTCTAGGCCAAGGAAAACTAAGCGGCTTGCTTTTGCCATTTTCCTGATCTTCAATGCTTTGAAACATTTTATCAATTTGTTTGTCGGCATTAGTAATTTTTTCTGTTGAATCAATGCGCTTTAACTGAAACGTCCTGCCACCATGCGCCAAAGAATGAAGATTCTGTTTTCCTTCTGCAAGGTATAAAATACCGGTGCGATGATAATTATTATATTCAGGCTCTATCGGGTCTAGCGTTATGCAGCCATGATATTTTTTCGGTTCATTTAAGACATCTTCAATCGTCATCGCAACTTCTTCACCATCAATTACGACAACTATTTCAAAATCACCCGACAAAATCCCGCCATGATATGCCCGCTGATAAAACTCTCTAAGCTCTTTTTTTCTGTTTTCTGGCACATTTTTCAGTCTTGATTCAATATGCTCTGCCTGCTTTTTTTGGGCTTCTGGCTTCAGTCGCTTCTTTTCGGACAAAACCAAGTCTTGATAATTTTTTAGTTCTGAACCGGAAAGATTTTTTATCGAAGCAGATTGCAATAAAGCATGAGTGCCAGAAATTATATCAGGCTCCCCGCGTTTTTGTTCCAATGGCATATCACAAAGCGCCCCGCTCGCAAAGTCTAGCCGATTGGGTTGCCAAACAGTAGCATCAACGGCGCTGCGCTCAAGCAATGCACCAGCCGCGCTAACAAAAATATGACCATGACCAGCCAACCACATGCGCTGATGTATGATTTTTCCTATTCTGGGTATTTCGCTGGCCTTATCGACAGCAAAATATAACCGCTGACCTTTTAAGCCAACCATTTCTTTTTTATCGTCATAAATAAAGCTGCTACTAGACGGATACCAGATTTTTACAACGTCTTTAAGCTCCGGCATAGTCTTTGAAATTATATTCAAGAATTTTTCTTTGTCTAATCCAGTGTCGTGATCTATAAATAAAATGCCCGGTTCGCTTGACCAGAAAAAATCTTTATTGGTTCTACTCAGGTTTTCGGGCGTGCGATTGGCTTCCGTGGTTAAATTTTTTGATTCTCCAACGTTTAAACCTCTAGGAACGCCATAGCAAAGCGCCTGATTATGCTTTAATCCGGGCAACATCATGGCAAATTCAAGCATGTTTTTTATAGAAATCAGCTTAACAGACCCGCTTGTCATCTGGCCGCCTGATGTTTTTATCAGTTCGCCATTTTCAAGACAATATCGCTTTGTTAAATATGCCGGTTGTTCCGATGTAATTATTGAAAATTTTATCATTCAAGTGCCTTTTTAAGCTTTTTTAATTCTTCCTGCTGCTTGTCTCTTGCTTCTCTGGCTCTCTTGGTGGCTTCCGCTAATTCTTGCTCTTGCCGCCTCATGCCTTCCGGGTCTTTAAGCCAACATTCGGCCTCTATTGCCTCAAGAATTGCTTCGTCGCAATAGCTTTCAGTAGCAAAATCTTCTTTTTGAGATTTTACTTTATCCCAAAACAGCCCTTGCCAGCCATTTTCCATTGAAATTGTCATCGCCTCAATGCTTCTGTCTATTCCCTCTTTTTCAAAGCGCTTTAATTGTGCGGCCATTGTAGTTTCTTTGAGGGGTGCCTTTTTTTCTTTGCGATGTTTTTTCCACATTTCCCATGTTTGTAAAAAATCACTACAATTTAAAGATTCTGGAATTTCAATTTCTGATTTTTTTTCTTCGATTACTACTTTCTTTATTTTCTTTATATTAATTTCTTTTGAAGGTATCAATATTGATAATGGCAAATTATCTTTTTTGATAACGTTCTTTATCTTTTTTGATAACGTTATCTTTTTTGATAATGGTTCCCATTTTTCAAAATCCTTATTAATAGCGTATTCCGATGCCATTCTGTTATCATTATTGATAACGTTATCTTTTTTGATAATGATAATTCCCATTTGCTCAAGCTTCTTAACGGCGCGACAAACAGCCGGTTTATTCAAACCGGTTAATTTAGAAAACTGAGCAAGCGCAATTGTGTCTGATTTTTTCCGAAAACCATACGTTTTTCTAATTATTACAAGCAAGACTTGCATAGCCTCGCCAGAAATTCTTATGCTTGCCAGATTTTCAAGAATTTCATTGGCTATTCTTGTATAACCATTTTCCAACTGAGCCATCTTGACCGCCTTAATTATTTTCGTCCTCGGCAAAAGGTATGATTTCAAGAGCCTCCATTAGCTTCTGATAATTTTCTTCTCTCGGCGTTCCAATTCCACTTTCCCATAACCTAATGGTCATTAATGAAACTCCGACCTTTGCAGCAAGCGCCATTTGCGAATAGCCTTTTTTCTTCCTTATCTCTTTTAAGTTTTCCATAAAACTCCCTTCAAAAATTAGTTATAGCTATATTAACACTTTTAACCCATTGAGTCAATAATTATTTCAAAATTAAAAATAAAAACTTTACTTCACACAATCCCATAAGTATAATATAAAAAACTATAGGGGGAATTATGACAAGAAACAGGGATTTGTCAGAAGTAAACGAGGCAAGAAAACAGATTTTGCAAAGAATGATTGAGCTTGCACAAAAGGGCTATCGCTCAACCGGAAATGGTAGCGCGTTTGAAACAGCATTGCAGCAGCTTGGATTCAGCAAAATGAGCTATCAGGCTATTTATGTTTGGGCGCGAAAAGAAGCCCCGGAAATGCTGAAAGAGTATCAGCAAGCAGTAAAGCAAACAATGAAAAGCGCGGGCGGCGAAAATCGTTTTGTATCGCGACCGGCTTTGATTAAAGCCATTATTGCAGAGTTAAAGGCGGGAAAGAAGGTCGTAGCGAGTCCTAATGCAATAGAGGCGGCTTGTAATTCTCTTGGAACCAAGGTTTATCACTGGGCTACTATTCACAGATGGCTTAGAGACGTTACGCCGGAGCTGAAGCAAGAGTTTCATGCGGCTGTTAAGGGGAACAAGAAACAATCTAGCAAGAGTGAGGCTTTAAAAAATGAATAAAAATGCTTGTAATACGGGTATTGAAAATGTGCTAACCAAAAAACTGATTCCTTATGCGAATAATGCGAAAAAACACTCCGAAGATCAGGTTAAGAAAGTCGCCAGTAGCATAAAAGAGTTTGGTTTTAACGCACCAGTCTTAATTGACAAAGATAACGGTATAATTGCAGGTCATTGTCGTGTTATGGCGGCTGAATTGCTGCAACTAGAAAGCGTGCCATGTTTGAGACTGTCGCACTTATCGGATTCACAGAAAAAGGCTTATATTCTGGCAGATAATAGGCTGTCAGAAATTGGCAGTGAATGGGATTATGAAATGCTTGCGATTGAGGTAGAGTCAATTGAAGACGAGCTTTTAAGCTTAACAGGTTTTGAGCGTGACTTATTGGGAAGTTCAAACATCGATGTTGATTCTTTTTTTGAAGATGCAGAATCGAAAGAAAAGCAGCCAAAAACTGCAAAATGTCCAAAATGCGGGGAGGTTTTTGAAGTATGAATAAATCGGGCTTAATTATTTTATCCGGCGGAATGGACAGCACTACTTTGTTATATGACAAAAAAGACGATATTGCTCTGGCAGTGTCTTTTGATTACCTGTCAAAACACAATCAAAAAGAACTGGCCTTTGCCGCACTTCATTGCGCCGAATTAAATATTCGTCAGATTGTGATTGATTTATCGTTTATTAACAAGCACTTTAGATCGTCTTTATTGTCATCTGGGGAGGAAATTCCAGACGGACACTATGAAGACGAAAGCATGAAAAAAACCGTTGTGCCGTTCAGGAACGGTATTATGTTGTCGATTGCCGCGGGTATTGCGGAAAGCAACGAGCTTAAACGTTTATACATTGGCAACCATGCTGGTGACCACGCCATTTATCCCGATTGCCGAGAGAGCTTTATTCAAAACATGTCTAGCGCCATAACAGCGGGCACTTATTTTGAGGTAGAAATTTGCGCACCATATACCAATATAGACAAAAGAGCTATTGCTTTAATCGGCAATAAAATTGGTATTGATTATTCCAAAACTTGGACTTGTTACAAAGGCAGAGATGTTCATTGCGGGGTTTGCGGGAGTTGCACCGAGAGAAAAGAAGCTCTTTCTGGCTTTGATAACACGGGTTATCTTTCATGAAAATATATCTTGCGGGCGTTTATTCACGGCCATATTTGATTGAAAAGTTTAAGCCTGAAATGATACTGGAAAGTTTTTTTTACGCAAAAGGCGTCATTGTAACCGCAAAAGCACAACACCTCTGCATGACTGCTAGAGGTGTAGAAAAACAAAAAAGCGAAATGATTACAAGCGCCGTCCGTGGCGTTTTTAAAGAAAATCAAGGTGCAAGACAAGAATTTTTGTCATTGGTTTCGCAACTTGATTCTTGATTAAATATGTGGTAAAATTACCACAGGAGTAAAAACATGGCAGCGCCAGCAAAATATAACGAAAACACCCTGCTTCTAGCCGAAGGACTAGCTAGATGCGGGCTTTCTGACGCTCAGATTGCAAAAGAGCTGGATATATCAACCAAGACCTATTATGAATGGCTGAAGAAATTTCCAGAGTTTGCCGATGCCGTCGCAAAGGGCAAGGCTCCCGTTGATATTAAGGTTGAGAACGCGCTATTAAAACGCGCTCTTGGCTATGATTATCAAGAGGAACACACTGAAATGACCAGCGACAAGGAAGGCAAAAAGGTAATCAAAAAAAAGGTTATAAAAAAGCATGAAAAGCCCGATGTTGGCGCTCAGATTTTTTGGCTGATTAACCGCATGAAAGATAAGTGGAAGCAGCGTCGCGACGAGTCTGAAAATATCGATGTTGAAGAAATAAAAGAAATATTAACCGAATATGTTGATATTGTGTCTGGAAAGAAAAAAACTGATGTCAGCGAATAAAGAACAGATGCCACGATGGAAGCGGCGAATGTGGCCTATGATTGATAACGCCGAAGGTTTGCGATTTACTGAATCCTTGCAACGATTTGAGGTTGTAGCGGCTGGCCGCCGCTCGGGTCTACGTTTGCCCTTGTCTTAATTGGCGGGGGCAGGCGTAGATAAAATGGAAAAACCGAAAGAGCAAAGCGTAAATTTCTAATGAAGGCAATCGCGGGCGACCGTCGTTTCGATGACCCTAGATATGCTGCTTGTGCTCCAACTCAAGGGCAAGCAAAAGCGATTTTCTGGAATGATTTGCTTGCTATGTTGCCGCCGCAATTTATTAAAAAGGTAAATAAATCTGACTCAAGCATTTTCTTGATAAACGGCTCTGAAATTGTAATTGCTGGCCTTGATAATCCAGCCAGAATTGAAGGGCGCGGTTTCAATGATTTTTTATTCGATGAAGTTGACGATATAAAAGAGGACGCATGGGAAGAACACATTTACCCTTGTTTCGTAGATAGAGGCGCGGGCGCGATGTTTACCGGCGTGCCGAATGGCCTTGCAAAGCTTTACGAATTAAGCAAATTGGCATTAACCGATGATGAATATGATTTTTTTACATGGAAAAGCGCCGAAGTTCTAAGCCCGAAAGAGATTGCAAAGTTTAAAAGCCGCATGGACGATAGAACCTTTGCACAAGAGTTTGAAGCCTCTTTTATGAGCTTTTCGGGCAAAGTGGCCTATAATTTCAGCCGCAAGAATTACGAGCATGAGCTTTATCACGACTTGCACAAGCCGCTTTTAATCGGCTTCGACTTCAACAATGCGCCGGGTGTGGCTGCAATAGCACAAGAGCAACTAATGCCGGGGCAGTTTGAAGAAAAGACAATCGGAAATGAATCGGTAAAAGTGCCTGTTTCGGGGCTTGGCTTTATCGGTGAAGTATGGATTCCGCGCCATTCTAATACGTTGCTTGTTTGTCAAAAGCTTTATGAAGATTGGCAGCATCATCAGGGCGAGATTATATTCTACGGCGATGCAAGCGGTGGCAATAAAACTGCGCAAGGTATTGGCGGCTCAGATTGGGATTTAATCAAGAATTTCTTTAAGCAAACAAAATGGGCAAACCGCATTAAATACGAAGTTCCAAGGGCTAATCCGAAAATAAAAGCAAGAATAAATGCTACTACTTGCCTTATTAAGTCTACAAGTGGTATCATCAGATTAATGATGGACGCGGTAGCAGTGCCGTATATTATTGAAGATTTCGAGCGCCTGACGGTCATAGAAGGCACGGCGGGCGAAATTGATAAGAAATCTAACAAAAACATCGGGCATATTTTCGATGCAGCAACTTATATTATTGCAGAACGCTACCCGGTCGACGAGGCCGATAAAGTCACTAGTCAGGAGTGGTAAACAATGGCATTTAATGAATTACCGAGAACTATAACGGGCGATAAATCACCGGCATACAAGCGGCAAGAAGATGAATGGTTGATGATAAACACGCTATTGGGCGGCACCGGGGAGATGCGCAAGGCTAATACTCGCTATTTGCCTATGCTCAAAAATGAAACTAAGCTGCAGTATGAAACAAGGCTCTATAAGTCGGTTTTAGCTCCATTCTTCAAGCGTGCCGTAAATTTCTCGGCAGGCAAGGCTTTTTTCAAGCCATTGCGTATTGAATCAGCCGTTGAAAAGGGCGAAATTAGCGACAACATGCAGCTTGTTATTGAAGATGCTAACCGCAAAAATGATAGCCTTGCCAAGTTTGCACATACTGCATTCAAGAGCGCATGGGCGAAGGGATTAGGCTATATTTACGTTGAAGCGCCTGCGTTCGATAGCAACGAAATTAAGACAGAAGCACAAATGAAAGCCGGTAAATATCGGCCATACATGCTTTATTTGCCAGCCGAAGATGTTCTGGATATTGAAATAGACGAACAAGGCAACATTATCTATGTGAAGATGATTGAACGCTATACCGACTTTAACAAGGCAACCAATGTTACCGAAGAAAGAATTAGATTGCGCGTTGTTACCCCTGAATGGATAGGCGTTTATGAGCAGCCGAAACCAGTTACAGGCGCAACGCAGAGCATTACCGCTGTTTATTCGCTTGTTGGTGAATCAATGCCTAACAAAATCGGCAAAGTGCCTCTTGTGCCTATTTACACGGGCGAAAAGCAGGCAGAATTTGAGTGCGCAAGCGCGTTTATTGATTTGGCTTATACCAATGTGCAATACTATCAGGACGAAAGCACACATGAAAGCGCAATCAGCGCGGCAGAGTTCCCGATACTTTGTTTAACTGGTGGCGATGCTTCTGAAATTACGATCGGGCCTTTTAAGCTTGTTGGAGTTAAAGACCCTGCTGCAAAGCTTGTCTACGTTGAACATTCAGGCGCGGCATTAGAAGCAGGTAGAAAGAATCTTGAAGAGCTCCGCACAAAGGCCGCTTATTGTGGTATGAAGGTTCTTTCAGGCGATACCGCTAACGGTGCTGATACTCAAACTGCAACCGAGGCAGAAATTGAAAGCATTGATACCAATTCAGATTTGAAAGTGGCCGCCGATAACTTCATAGACTCGCTGAATATGGCTCTTTGGTATGTCCAGCTTTATTTGGGCGAAGTGAAAAGCGATACCGACAAAAGCAAGTATAAGGCAATGTTAGAAGGAGTTTATACTCTGACAAGCAAAGACGTTAGAGAATTGGCCGCATTGATGGAACTAGAAAGAGATGGAAAAATGCAGCTCGAAACTCTTTATGGTGAAATGAAGCGCCGGGGCACTATCTCAGACGATGTGAATATAGAAATGGAAATTGCCTCTGCTGAATTGAAGCAGGAAAGCGTAATAATCTAACATGTCACAAGCCGGAAACAAGCTCAGGGATATATTTATTGCTCACAGTTTCGACCTTGAAAAAGTGAAAGCATCGTCTGCACGCGCAATTAGTCGCACGATGGACGATTTAATCCTTGAGCTTGTTCGAGAGCTTTATCAAATAGACCCTAATGGGGTTACTAGAACTGCATACCAACAAGAACGCCTTAAAAAACTGCTATCAATGGCAGACCAGACGATTAGAAGTCGGTTTAAGCTGATTGCGGGCGATGTTAAGAAAGAATTGATAACGCTTGCAGAGATTGAATCATTGTTTGCAGTAAAGGCTATTAACAGCGTATTCACTGTTAAAATGGCTGATTACGTGACAAGCAGGGAAGTATTAACGCGATTGGTTGATAACACGCTGATTGAAGGCGCACCATCGGCTGAATGGTGGGGCAAGCAGTCAGAAGATTTAAGAGATAGCTTTTCACGCGCAATGAGAACGGGCGTTGCAAGAGCTGAAACATTGCCGCAAATGGCCGCAAGATTAAGAGGCACGCAAAAGCCGGGAGTTTTGGGCGTAACTGGCAATATTCCGGGCGTGACTAATGAGCAGATTCTTGGTGTTACTTATGACCCCGGATTGATTAAAAAGGCAAAACGCAATGCCGAGGCACTTGTTAGGACTAGTTATCAGGCGGTTACAAGTGCTGCAAGGAATGACGTTTATCAGGCAAATAGCGATGTGGTCAAGGGCTATCAATTTCTTGCTACTTTGGATACACGCACAACACAGGTATGTATTGCTTATAATGGTTCTACGTGGAAATTAGATGGAACACCGATACCACCAACTAAGCTGCCACTAAGACAACCCGGCCTTCATTGGGGTTGCCGCTCGGTTATGCTTCCATTGCTCAAAAGCTTTGAAGAAGTGCTAGGCTTGCCCGGTATAGAGCAAATATTGCCGTCTACCCGTTCATCGTTCAGCAAAACCGGTCTTTCGGGTCAGATTTCAGAAGATATAACCGCTGATAAATGGCTACAATCGCTGAATGTAGCTGAAAGAACTTCGATACTTGGAAAAAAGAGAACTGAGCTATTTGATAAGGGCTTGATTAGCACAAAAGACCTTGTTTCTAGCACGTCAGGGGCTACTTTGTCGCTGTCTGCTTTGGGTGATAAGGTTAGGAATAATAAATTTTACGGGGCTGCATAATGGCAAAGAGAGCAATTATAATTGGCGGCGCTGAATCAGTCTGGCGCGATCTTGAAACCCTTAAAGATATTGAGGCTGATTCTAACATTATCGCAATTAATGACGCTGGTTGCGAATATGACCAAAAGCTGACTTGGTGGGTAACTTTACACCCTGAAAAAATGTATAGCTGGATGCAAAGACGCGCCAATAATGGCTTTAACATGCAATTCAGGTCGGTAGGATTTGGAAATTATCGCAAGGTTCACAAGCTAACGCATGAAATGTCTGATGATTGGGGCGGCTCAAGCGGTCTGTTTGCCTGCAAGATTGCCCTAGAAAAGGGCTATGACGAAATAATACTTTGCGGCGTGCCAATGAATGGTGATGCTAATCTGTTTCGTGGTCAGGCGTGGCAGGATTTCAAATCATATCGCGGCGCATGGTTAAGGCACTTGCATCAACTATGGGGCAAAGTAACGTCTTGTGGCGGTTGGACTCAAGAACAGTTAGGAAGCCCTGAAAAGCCTATAATAAAAAAGCGTGCAATCGTATTAGGCGGCGCGGCTTGCGTTTGGGAAGATTTCGCCAAAGTTAAGCATTTATTGCCCGACTCTGCCGTTTTTGCAACAAATAACGCGGGATGGGCTTATCGTGATAAGTTAAACTATTGGGTTACTTTGCACCCTGAAAGTTATCCAGCGTGGCAAGAAAAGCGACAAGCAAGCGGGTATAACATGGATTATGTTTCTATAGGCTTCGCGGAAAGCCATAAGGCCATTAGATATACCGATGAAATTATGAACCAGCCTAGCGATTGGCGCGGCTCTAGCTCGCTGTTTGCGATTAAGGCGGCATTTGAGCGCGGATTTAATGAGGTTATTCTTTGCGGCTGCCCGTTGGTTGAAATGCCCAACAAATTCGACGGCAACCCGTGGAAAGATTTTAATACCTATCGTGATGCGTGGACAAAAAACATTGATGAGCTGAAAGGCCGTGTATATTCAATGTCTGGCTGGACTGCCGGGTTGTTGAATAAATATATCGTCAGATTTTGTGCTATTCTTAGGTTAAGTAAATTTTAAAGAGGTGAAAGAATGAAAAGAGAAATTTTGTTCCGAGGGAAAAGGCTTGATAATGGCGAATGGATTGAAGGCGGTGTATGTATTGGCGACAATTGCACGCATATTGTCAGACAAATAACTCAGCATATTAAGCGCGATGACTACGAGTGTTACGCGGTTGAAGTATACCCCGTCACGGTTTCGCAGTTCACCGGCCTAACTGACAAAAATGGCAAGAAAGTGTTCGAGGGCGATATAATTGAGGTAATAACTTGCGGGTTTAATTCAGAAAAGTTTACCACCAGCATTGTTTTTTCTGATTGTGCGTTTCGCATGAAAAATGGCAGGAACTTGTTTTATTTCGGTCAAAAAAACATGACAACAATGGATGACGCCAGAATTATTGGCAACATCCACGACGACCCAGACCTGATGGAGACAAAAGAATGACCCAATTAACCGAACAACAAGCCTGTAAAATGTTTGCAAGAGCCGAAGAAATGTTTATTCTGCTTAATGGCTATTGCGAACAATGCAAGAAGGAAATACCGCCAGAGCATTGCGAAGGGTGTAGAATTGGCGCGGTTATTAAAGAAATTATGGAGGCGAAATGAGCGACAAACAAATACAAAAAAGAATTGAGCTTTTCATAAAATCCGTTTATAAATTCGTGGGCTTGCCTGCCATGCGTAGGCGTAGTAACGAGGCCGTCACTCATTCGTGGCGGCTTCTGCCTTTTCTGGGAATTAAAAAACCCGGATTTCTCCGGGCTATAAAGAATCCGACAATTTGCGCTATAAAGAAGCGTGCCGGATATGTTTGTTATTCATCATCTTCGTATTCTTCAACTTCTGCTGAATCAACTTTAAAGCCTATCGCGCTTTCAAGCTCCGGCGGCTCTTCTTCCTGCTGTGCGTTCATTTGGTTCACGTATTCCATGCCGACCAGTATCATGTATTGCGCCTCATGCGCGACGCTGCGAATGTCTGCGTCTGCGTGTTCTCGCAGGGAAATATAAAGCTCGTCGGGCAACGTAACCGTTACTTTGCGCGTTCTATCGTCTTTTTTCTTGTTCTTTATTCCAGCCATGATGAATCTCCTGTTTTACCCGATTTATTTTAGCATATCAGTTTAACGGGCAAAAAACAATAGGCAAAAGAAAAGCCCCTTTCGGGGCTGGTGTCGGATGTAATGATTAGCCGATTATCTTGATTTCGTTCACTTTCCCGCAGTGTTCAGCAAAAATGGACTCAATCATTTTCTGAACATCTTCACGGGTAGAATCAGGATTAACATTGAACTTAGCCTTGATTTCGACAAAGAAAACCTTGCTTGTTTGCGGGATTGCAGCGGGTTTTTCTGGCTCAACAACTGGCGCGGGTTCTGCTTCCATCGCGGCCATTGCAAGAGCAATCTTTGCTTTTCGCTCTGATTCTTCGGCTTCTGCTGCACGCTTATTAGCATCATCAATCTGCTTTTGTGCTGCCTCAGCCGCGTGTCTTGCGTTCATTTCTGCAACTTCGGCGGCCTCTTTTGCCTTGCGATCTGCTTCTGCCTGTATTTTTGCTTCAAGCTCTTTCTGTCGCTTAATTTCAAGGTCGATAACTTGATTCAGCTTTGCCGAGTAGATTGCCTCTGGTTCTCTGATAAACGGCATAACAAGCGATTCTGAAAGCCCATGAATGCCAGCGCGTTCGGCGATTGATTGTAGACTGTTAAGACGGCTCGCAACGGTATCTTGTATAGCCTTGTCTGCTCCAACCATTGCGGCCAGTTTGTCTCTTGCGGCTTTTGAAAGCTTCATGCTGTCGGTTAAATTGCTCTGAATAACAAGCCCGTCGATTTTTGCGGTCTGAAATTCGGGTTTAATCTGAAATTCATTGTTAAGCCTTGCAAGTTCTTCTGTCAGCAGATTTTTCACAAGTTCAAGCACTTTTGCAGTATAAACTTCGACTTGCTTTAAAATATCCTGTCTTGCGGTCTGAACAATGTTTGTCAGCTCTTTTGCTTCATTGTCGAAAGCGGTTATCGGCGCTTTTAATTGCTTTGAGTAGTTCTTGCGTGCTTCTTCAATCTGTGCGGAAAGCTTGTTAAGCTCAGTTGCGGCCTTTTTTGCATCAGGCAAATTTGCGTCAGTTACCTCGATTTTATATGCTGCGATTTCTTCAAGCAGGCGTTCTTTCATTTCTGCAAAGTTTGCGCTGATTTGCGCGGGGATTACGGTTACTTGTAATTCGTTCATTTTCCACCTCTTTGATTAAATTTGTGCCGTCTCTCCGGCTGTCACCGCTTCTAGCCCCCTTCAAGTTTTTGTCCTTAGCGGTCAGGGAATTGCGGTTTTTCGCATTACCGCATCAATTAAGTGCGGGGCTTTGCTACTAGGTTCGCAAACCTCAAGGCCACCGATGGAATTTGAATCCACAACCTCCTGAGCCACATTCAGGCGCTCTGCCAATTGAGCTACGGTAGCAATTGCAGCAGACAGGATTCGAACCTGCAAAGGGTCTGACTTGGCTTGCACCGCCTAATCGCCTCGCCCTCCCGTGTGCCTAACGTTTACCAATTTCGCCACTGCTGCAAATTTATCTTACCACAAAAAACAACCCATTGCAAGCTATTTTTTAAAAACCTTTATGCCTGAAAAATCAGGGCTACGGTAGACCTGCAAGCCCATAAGATAGAATTTTATTGGTTTAGACAAATCTTTAAAGGCTATCAAATCAAACACTGGCGGCCTTCTCATAACATCCATTGCTGTTTCGATAACCTCGTCTCTGGCGTCTATTCCGATTAGAACCGAATCCGGTTCAATCAGGAGCATGTTAAGCTCTTCAACCTGTCTTGTTATTTCATCAAATAGACTCATTATTCTGCCCCCGTATTCTTAAAATCATCAACCGCCGCCATTAAAACCGATAAAGCGAACTCAATAGAAGCCCTACAATCAATTTTAATTGCATGGTTAAGGGTATTTATCGCTTTTTCGATTTCGTGCGCGTGGTGGTGCATTTCCTGCGATTTTGCTTTAATTAGTGCTGCTTGAGCAATCAAAAGCGCGTCACTTGGCTCCATTTTCAGCCTCTAGCGTTGCGCTTGCGTTGTTTTCATCGTCTTTAACCGCGATAATATTATAACCTTTTTCGATGTGCCTGATTACGAAATCAGAAACAATGTGGCGCGGGCCGCTGATAAAAAGTTTTGGCTTATTCATTGATAAATACCTCGTGAATCTTGTATGTATTGCGACCGGCTAGGTAAATCCAGCCTCTTTCGTATTTCATTGGCCTATCTTCCCGGCTTAGAACCCATTTTTCGGCATCATCGAAGTCTGAAAATGCCGCCGATGAAATATGCCCGTTGCATGTGATTATGTAGGCTTTCATTTTAACTTACCTTCCCACCAATCTTTCAAATGCTCTTCGCAAATTTCTGCAACGGTGCTAATTGCACAAATTAGGCCAATAAAAAGTAGCAATGCGATAAATTCAATCACGGTTGGCCTCCCTGCTTTTTTCCATGCGGATTCTATCGGCGATTCTCTTGATAAGTTCTAATCTTTGTTCTTTGCTCATGGTTTTACCTCTTTTTTAAGTTAATGGCGGGATTGCTCCCGCCGCGAAATGTTACAGGCTCAAATACAATCCGGTTTCTTTTTCAAACAGGCTTTTCAGCATGTCATTGTAGATTCCTTCATGCTTTGATATTACCTTGCAATTTACGCCACGAAGGGCAAAAAATTCTACATCGTAAGTGTCCATTGCGTTTAACGTGATTCTGCATTTATTGGCTTTATTTGCCGCTTTTGCTTTGAATGCAAACATTACATTGTAGTTTTCGGTATCTTGCACAAAGCTATGGGCGCCTATCATTGCAGAAAGTCTACCAGTTCCGTTGTTGCTGTTGGTCAGTTGATTCAATGTTGTTCTTGCGTCCATTTAAGTCACCTCGTTTTAAATTTGCTTACAAACTGAGTAAAATTTATCTATCGTATCATGTCAAGCAAAAATTTAATTATTTTTTCATATCATCTACTTTTGCCTGATAATCGCTTTCGATCAGCACTTCATCGACAAGAATCGCGCCCGTATCGTAATAGCCGCCCTTTTTGCAGCCTGTGAAAAGCATACAGAGCATAATTAGTATAATTGCGGCTCTCATCTTATCATAGTCCCAACATAAATACGATAAAAATTCTCAATCATTGTTTGTGTTTGTGCAATATCAGCGCCGATTTCTGCCGATAAGCTGGCAATATTATTATCAATTTCTTGTCGTGCGATTGCCATTTCTGCTTGAATTTCTGCGCGTGTTTCGTCGCCTTCTTTGTCGATCTGACTTGATATAGGGTTGCTGCACCCGGTTAGTGTTGCGCTAATTAGTGCGATTATGATTAGTTTTTTCATTTGTTTACCTCTTTCAATTCTTCTTTAAGTCTGTTTAAAAAGCTACTTTCGCCATCATCGCCCGATAGCAGATAATCAACTCTATGCGCGTAAATTGCCGCGATTCTCAGAGCTTTAACGGCGTTTTTAAGCTCTTTGATAACTGCCGATGGGTATTGTCTGCCAATCGTGCCGCCCCACTCTCCGGGGCTTAAATCATCGTTATTGTCGATAATGTTCTGAATATCATCGGCAATGCGCTCAATGGCGTAGTTTTGGTAGTCGAAGTGGCCGCCGCTCATAATGCCCCCATTTTTTCTTTAAGTTCTGCCAAAGTTGGCGCGGTGATATTTGGAAACTCAACACAAACATAGTCTTTTGTTGTTACCGTCTTACATAGCGAAGCATTAAAGCTTTTGTCTATAAAGACCAGATAATGAAACTGACAGCCAGTTGTGTCGGTGGTGGCTCTTGCGCTTTGTTTTGTTAGCATTGTTTTAACGCCCATTCGTTAAATTGCTTTGTGGTTTTTTCAAGCTCTTTTTTGCAAGACTCAAGGTAAGATTCCTGCGCCTGAATACGCCTTGTTTCGCCGCCAAGTATTTCGGCTTCAAGCGCCTTTTCGGTTGCGGCAATGGCGCGTCTGATGTTCTTTATTTTGTTCTGCCAGTAAGATTCTGTCTTGATAAAAGCCATTTCATTTCACCTCATTTATTGATAACTCACTATAAACCATCTATCGGCCTTTGTCAAGAAAATAATTAAGTATTTTTAAAAATACTTGTAATGCTGATTAATACTGAATTTATTTATAAAAAATTGTTGACACGAGTGGCAGCAAACTGATAAAAATAAGGTAGTGGTAAATTTACCGCAGGAATGTGGCAATTTTACCGCAAACAATTTAAAAAGCCGGAAGGCTAGGAGGAACGGAAGTTCTATGGCACTCAAACTCAAATTGGATAACGGTAACGTGGTATTGAAGGACGGAAGCCCTGTATATATCAATGAAGAAACTGGCGCTGAGACGGTTTTCGATGCAAACTTGGCTTTTAACACGCAGCATCAGCTCAGAGAAGAAAACAAAAGCTGGCGGCAGAAATATCAGGAGACTGAAAAGGCGCTCAAGGCTTTTGAAGGGCTGAATATCGACGAAGTAAAAGCAAACATGGACGCAGTGCAGAAGCTCAAAGAAATAGACATGGTAAAAAAAGGCGAAATGGAAAAACTGAATGCCGAATTTGCCGCTATTGCACAGAAAAAGCAGGAAGAGCTTAAAAACAGCTACGAAAACCAGATTAAAACCATTGCAGCAGACAAAGAACGCTATGCAAATCTTTACAACAAAACTGTAATCGGAAACCACTTTTTAAACTCAGCGTTTATCAAAGAAAACATTGCCGTTCCCGCAGACATGATTCAGGCCGCCTTTGGTAGCCGCTTCAAGGTCGATGGTGAAAGAGTTATCGCACTTGCAGAGGACGGAAGCCCGATGCTCAGTGAAAAGAATCTGACGAAAGAAGCAGATTTTGAAGAAGCCCTAGAACTGATGGTCAAGCGGTATCCCTACAAAGATGCCATCTTGAAATCTACGCAGCAGCCCGGTGGTGGCATGAACCAAAACGGACGCGGAAGCGCCAATCAAGCCATTGACCCGAAACTGCCGCCAGATCAAAAATTAACTTTAATCCGTGAGCGAAAGAAAAGCGGAAGCTGACTTTCATTAAAAACAAGCATTTAAGGAGAAATTAAATGGCAGCTCTTACTCTTATCGAAGCCAGCAAGCTCTATGCTCAGCGTGGCGAAGACTTCCGCGCCGCAATCGTGGAAATGTTTGCAAGTTCTAACCCTATTATGATGAACATGCCCTTTGAAACCATTCAGGGCACTGCTCTTGCTTTTAGTCGTGAAGCAAGCCTGCCGGGTATCGCTTTCCGTGGCGTAAATGAAAGCTTCACTCCCTCTGCTGGTGTTGTTCAGAACCTTACTGAAGCCCTCTGCCTCGGTGGTGGCGCAGTAGACGTTGACCGCTTCATCGTTGAAAACCTTGGCGAATCTGCCCGCGCAACCCATGAACGCATGAAAATCAAAGCCCTGACTCAGGACTTTATGCGTGCTTTCTTCAAGGGCGATTCTTCAAGCAACAACAAAGAATTCGACGGCCTTCAGAAGCGCCTGACCGGCAATCAGGTTATCAGCAATAAACGCGCCGCATCTCCGGCTGGCGGCGAAGTTCTCAGCCTTGCCAAGCTCGACGAAGCTATCGACGCGGTTTATAATCCTACTCATATTCTCATGAACAAAGCTCTCAAACGTCGCCTCAAAGCCGCTGCTCGTGCAACCGGCGTGTCTGGCACCATTAACTTTGATGTTAATGAAATGGGCGCTGAAATCATGTTCTACAATGGACTGCCTGTCGTAGCAATCGAAGATGCCAACGGTGGTGATACCATTCTGCCGTTTTCTGAAGCCGCTTCAGATGCCGGTGGTTCAAGTGTTAATACCTCTATCTATATCGTGTCTTTCGGCCCGATGATGCTGACTGGTATTCAGGGTGCGGCTCAGCTCGTTCCTACCGATATCGGCAAGCTGGAATCAGGCGCAGCTTACAGAACTCTCGTAGATTGGGACGTTTCATTTGTTCTGTGGCATGGCCGCGCTGCTGCAAGACTTCGCGATATTATCGACGGCGCTTGTGTAGCCTAACCAATCCGGGGCGGGGCTTAATTGCCCTGCCCATTACTTGATTCAAACAGGAGTTTTAAACATGTCTGAAAACATTAAACTTGGCACTTATGATGCTCTGACCGTTCTTAAAGACGCTGGTGCAATCACCGCTTCCGCAGCAGGCACCGTTGACGATGTTGCCAAAGTTATAGACCTTGGCGCGGCTCGCATGGATGCAAAGGCTATTGTTCACGTAACCGCAGCAGGCACCGGCACCGGTGAAAAACAGGTTATCAACATTCAGGTTTCTGACGATGAATTCGATGCCGACATCTACAACGTCGGCGTCCTCGAACTTGGTGACGCTGCTCAGCTCGTTGGTGATACCGATGTAGGCGTTGGAACCTATGAAATCCCGTTCAATAACGTTATCAACGGCACTGTAAAGCGATATTGCCGCGTGTATGCAACTATTACAGCCGTATCGCCTGCAACTTCGCTGAACTACAGCGCTCATCTTGTTTCTTAACCAAAAAAATCAATCTTTCTAGGGGGTAAAAAATGAAGGTCGTTAATACTGAGGCAGTGCAGCAGGCTACCAAGCCCGCAAGCAAAGCTTTCACTACGCTATACAATCGGCAGACAGGCAAGGCTCAGGACTTCCACACAATCGACGCTAATGAGATTCTTGAAGGCTATTCGCATGTCTGGTCTGCAACTCCGGTTGCAAAAGAACAGGTCGGCGCTGAAGATGCTGTTATAATCCCCGATGCCGTTGAATTGCCGAAAGCAAACGATGAAACCGAAAGCGTAACCGAAACTTTGCCGCGCAGAGGCCGCAGACCTAGCAAGATTACAGATTAAAACATTGCCGGGGCGGTAGAAATGCCGCCCCGATTGCATAACAGGAGCAAACAATGCCAGTATCACCCGACATTCTGATAATTGAAGACGGTTCAATCGTTGCTGACGCTAACAGCTATGTCACATACGATTATGTAACCGCCTATCATGCTTTGCGCGGCAATAGCGCGTGGGCGGCTGGTAATGTTCTTGATAAGCAATATGCGATAATCAGGGCAACTCAGGCGATTGATTCTCTCTATAAGGGCAAATGGAAAGGCAACCAGACGGAATACGGCACGCAGGAACTTGAGTGGCCGCGCGAGGAAGCATACGTCAATGGCGTAGAGCTAGACGATGATTTAATCCCCGCGTCGTTAAAAAAGGCTGTTGCTGAAGCCGCGTTAAAAGAGCTTGCCACGCCCGGAACGCTTACCCCAGACCTCGACCGGGGCGGTGAGATAAAGAAAATCAAGGCTGACGTTGTTGAAATCGAATACATGGACGGTGCAAACGCTACAACTACATTTACTGCTATTGATGGCTTGCTTGGTGATTTAATCACTGGCACAAGCGCAAGCGGCCTTAATAGCTATGACATATCGTTAGGTTAATCAAATGGGCTTACTCGACGGCGGGATAAAAAAAATCATTGGAAACGCAGCAGCAGGAATCTTTCTTGATTTTACAATAATCAGAAAAGAATCTGTGTTGTCTGTTAATCCGTGGGAAGCCCCCGTTACAACTTCAACAAGTTACGCTTGCAAGGGCATTGTAAGCAAGTTTAAACAATACGAAATCGACGGCGAAAACGTGAAAATCAACGATAAAAAGATTGTTTTGCTTGCCGAAGGTCTTGCAATCACGCCAGAATTAGGCGATTTAATCCAAGTGCCAAATGACACGCGAAAGTATGAAGTAGTCGGAATGGTAACTCGTGACCCGGCTGGCGCTACAATTACAGCGCATTGCAGGTAATGTCATGGCAAGACGAACAAGGGATTTGCAGGGCTTTACCGCTGATTTGCGCAAGTTTCAAACGGTGATTGTGCCTTCAACTCTTGTTGCTTTTCAGAAATTACTTGCGTTTGAGCTTTACAAGAGAATCATGCAGAAAACGCCGGTTGATAAAGGCACATTGCGCGGCTCTTGGACTGTTTCGATTGGCACGCCGTCAGACGAAAACACGGGTAAACAAACAAGCGCAGCCGATGGACAAGCAATGACTGCATCGGAGCAGGGTCATATCGACGGCGCTCTTGCTCAGATGGCCGAAATGAAGCTAGGCAATATCGTTTGGATTAACAACTCAATGCCCTATGTTGGCGTGATTGAATTTGATGGACATTCAAGCGAGAAAGCGCCTCGCGGCATGGTTAATATTTCAATCGGCGAATTGAAAGCATGGTTGAGAACTCAATACGGTAAATTTATGAAAGTTGGCAGCTTATGACAGCAGTAACAAGCTACAAAGAAGAATTAACTACAATCGCGCAAAAGTTTGTCGATGAATGGGTTGATGAATCTGATGCGGCATTAACGCCCGTATTCTTTGCCAACATCGACGGCACTACGCCGATAGACTCTAACGGTAATAAAATACCGTTTGTTCGATTGTTTATCACCAATGGCGCTTCTGAGCAAATTAGCCTTGGCAAGCCCGGAACTAATCGCTTTCGACACCCCGGCGTCGTCACCGCAAAGATTTACGGCTTAAAAAGTGTCGGTGAAATGGCCGTATTGGAGCTTGCTGACACGTTCTTAGAAATTTTTCGCAACCTAGACCTTGATGGTATCTGCTTTCAATCGCCTTACGTTGTAAGAGTCGGCGAAACAGAAGATGGATACTACCAAATTAACGGTTTATGCCCGTTTGAACGGGATAGCTATTTGTAAACTAAGGAGTATTAAAAATGGAAGCCAGTAAAACCGAAATTGGCATTTTGAAAGAAACCGCATGGGGTGTTTTACCTTCGCCCGCAAGTTTTCAGGCTATCCCGGTAACGGGTGAATCTCTGAAAATCAACAAAGAAAACGTCGTGTCTGACATTATCAGACCCGATAGAAACGTTGCAGACCTCATTCAGGTTGGCGGCGACGCTGCGGGCGGCATTGATAGCGAAATGCTTTATGATGCTTTTGATGATTTGATTGAATCTGCGCTTTTTGGCACATGGACAGCAAACGAGCTTGTAAACGGAGTTACACAGAACTCTTTTCACATTCAGAAAAAGCAGACGGGCAATGATGATACCACCACGTATGAACTGTATCGCGGCATGGTCGTTGATACATGGGATTTAAACATCGAGGCAAAAAGCAAGATTACCACTGCATTTGCTTTTCTAGGTAAAAATGGCGCTACATCTGCAACCGCAACGGGCACAACCACAGAACAGACCGATGGTGAAGTTTTCGACGCTTCAAATGCTTTCACATTCTCGGAACTGCTTATTTCCCCACTGCCGAACCTTATGAGCCTTAGTATGAACGTTGCAAACAACCTTGCTGGCCGCCCTTCTGCTGGTTCTGCCGACCTTTTGCGCGTATCTTCTGGCCGCTGTGTCGTAACCGGCTCAATGTCGCTTTATTTCCAGAGCAAGGCGCTTATGGATTTGTTCATTGCTGGCACTTCCGGCGGGCTGACATTCACAATCGGGAAAACAACCGGCGAAAAATATACGATTGAAATTCCAAAAATCAAGCTGTCTGACGCTGACCATTTCAGCCCCGGCAACGATGAAGATGTTATGTTCAACTGCAACTGGCAGGCGATTTATGATGATACCCTTGAAGGCGTTATCAAAGTTACCCGCGCTGTTTCTTAATTAGTGCCTATGGCGGGGTTAATAGCCCCGCCGAACTATAAATAAAATCAAACAGGAGTATGAAAATGGATATTAAAAAACTTTACGGAACAAATAAAGAAAAAGAGTCGGAAGGCGTATGGGTTGAGCTTTTGCAGGGTGTTAAGGTAAAAGTAAAACGCGCCGGTTCATGCAATAAAGAATTTTCATTCGCAATGAGTCGCGCTCTCAAGCCATACAATAGGCAACTTCAGATGGGCGTAGTAGACCCCGCAAAACTCAGAGAAGTCAACATCGGCCTGTATGCAACTCACATCGTTAAAGATTGGAAGGGCATCGAGATTGAAGGAAAATCAATCCCATTCAGCAAGGAAAAGTTTATTGAAATCGCAACCATGTTGCCAGAATTCTTCGATGATATTTGCCTTGCCGCTACTGAAATCGCAAACTTTCAGGAGGCTGAACAAGAAGAACTCGTAAAAAAGCCCGCGCCTTCTACCGTTACCGCTTAGACTACAACTCGCTTTGGGATACTTTCGTTGAAGAAACAGAATCAACCGGGCGCTTGCACCAAAAGCTAGAAAAGGCTCCTGACCTGCCGGAAGAGTTAAGCCCCTTCTGGCAGGCTTATCAAGAGCTTTCAGGTTCACGGGTAATGTCAGAAGCGATACCGATAAGCGAAATTAACGCATATTGTCAGCTTTACGGCATTAGACGGCATGATGATATTAGCATGATGATTGCAGTAATAAACGCTCTTTGTGTCGAGTTGGCAGAATTTAACAAGATTGATTCCGAGCGAAAGCGCAAAGTCGAACAGATGAAAGCGAATCGCAGCAAAATTATAACATAGCAGGAGAACCGCCATGAGCTTTGAAACCTATTTGAGAGTCGGTATTGATGCGTCAGGCTCAACGGCGGGCGCTAATGTTCATAAAGCTGCAACCGATAAGATTGTCAGCGCATCTGATAAAGCCGCCGAAGCACAGCGCAAGTTCGAGGGGCAGGTTAAAGCCGCCAAGGTTGCGCTGATTGCTTTCGGCACGGCTGCTTTGTATTCTGCCGTTAGGACTATTTCAGAGTTTCAAACCTCATTGGCTGCCGCCGGTGCGGTAACAAGGGCAACCGCTGCCGATATGGTCAGACTTGAAAGCATTACGCGCAAACTCGGAGCCACAACGGAATTTTCAGCGGCGCAAGCAGCCGAAGGAGCTAAATTCTTGGGAATGGCTGGCTTTCGCACGAATGAAATAATGGCCGCATTACCCGTAACGCTTGATCTTGCTACCGTTGCACAAATGGACTTGGGTCAGGCCGCCGATATTACATCTAACATTATGTCGGGATTCAGCCTGCAAGCATCAGAGGCGAGCAAAGCCGCCGACGTTCTGGCCGCAATATCTACAAGCGCCAACACCGACGTTTCAGGCATGGGTCAGGCTATGAAATATGTTGGCCCGATTGCAAAAAGCCTTGGAATAAGCATGGAAGATACTGCCGCTGCGGTCGGTGTTTTGGCTAATCAGGGCATTCAAGGCTCAATGGCGGGCGCGTCTTTAAAAACATCTTTGTCGGCGCTGTTAAGCACCGCAAAACCAGTCGTTGCAAGCGTTAAGTCTTTGGGCCTAACAATGGAGCAGGTAAATCCACAAGCGCATTCTTTATCGGAAATTGTAAAAACACTAGCTGACGCAGGATTAGACGCCGAAAGAGCCTTTGCAATATTTGGACAACGCGGCGCAACCGCTATGCTTGCTCTAACTGGCAATGTGCCAGAGCTTGAAAAGCTCACTACCATAACTAACACTGCAACTGGCACACTTGATCGCATGGCAAAAATAATGCGTGATACGTTAGGGCAAAATGTAAAGGAATTTACAAGCGCGTTGTCAGAGCTTGCTCTGGCTATTGGCGATTCTGGGCTTACCGGGACTGTAAGAAGCTATATACAAGAGGCTACAAAGTGGGTATCATCTTTGTCTGAAAGCCTGTCTGCAATAAATAAAAACCGGGAACAGGCTCAATTATTGGCCGATACGCTTAATGTTGTAAAAAATGCCGTTATTGCGCTAATGGTGCTTAAATTAGCCGATTGGCTTTTTGTTGCTGGTAACGCAATGCGGGCGCTTAATCTTGCCATGTCTGCAAATCCTTATGTTTTGCTTGCAGCGGGACTTTTAACGCTTGCGGGGCACTTAAAAGATTTACAGGGCGAAACCGACAGACTAACTGAATACACAGACTTGCAGACAAAAGCGCTTGAACAGATGGGAAATTCTGGCGTCGTAGCCGCCAACCGGGTAAGAGTATCGTTTTTGGAAGCACAAAAGCAGGCTATCGGCTCTCTTGCAGAAATTAACCGCGAAATAGAATCAATGAACGCAGCCGAAAGACAGCGCGAAGATGCAAGAAAGCGAGCATACGACCCATTTGGAGCAAAACAGCAAATGGCCGGAGCAAATGACCCCGGAACGTTCAATGCTTTGCTTGAAACTCAGCAAAATCGAGATATGGCAATCTTGTTAAAGAAAAAAGCGGCTATTGAAGAAATAGACAAAAAAATAGCTGGACTTAACCAAACAATCAAAGTTTACGGCCAAGTATCTGATACTAATTTTATGAAGGCTCAAAGAGCATCTGAAAGAATGTTAGGCATTGCGGGCGGGTTTATCGGCGGAAAAGTAGAAGGTGCGGCGATTGTGCCTGATAAAAACACAGGCGATACCGTTGCTGGCATGGGAATGGCACAGGAAGAAAAGAATGCAAGAGAAAAGCCGCTATACGACAACGACGGCATGATGAGTCTTGCATTTCAGCAAATGGGCATTTTAAAGCAGGAATCTGATAAAATCATAGAAGTTATGAAAAATCAGGAATCGGCAAAACAAAAATACATGGAAGGGCTGACAAAACAGGCTCTTGCAGAAGAAAAGCGCCTTGAATTAACCAAAACATATAAAGGCGATATTGCCGAAGTTGATACTCAAATGCAGCTTTACAACGCAACTAGAGAACATGGTCTAACTATCGGCGATACTGAATATAAGCTGATTGAACAACAAATAAGAGCGCAAAAAGAAGCTGCAAACGGCATTATAAAGCTTGAAGAAGCAAGAAAGAAAGAGCTTGAGCAGACCAAAAGAGCCGAAGAAGCACACAAACAATGGGCGCAATCAATGACCTATGCCTTTAAAGATGCAATTATGAACAGCAAAAACCTCGGCGATGCGCTTTCTAACCTTGCAAATAAGGTGCAAAACATGCTTGTAAACAAAGCCCTTGATTCTTTGCTCGGCGGTTTATTCAGCGGATTTGCAAAGGGCGATGTGTTTTCAGGTGGTCGCAATATGGCATTTGCTGCTGGTGGCGTGGTTAGCAGAGCAACAACCTTCCCAATGTCTAATGGCGGCATGGGGTTAATGGGCGAAGCAGGGCCAGAAGCAATTATGCCATTAACCCGCACAAGCTCTGGCGCGTTAGGCGTTCAGGCCGTCGGCGGCAATTCAGGCGGTCTTTCAATCGTTAATCAGTTTGAAATTAACATCGAAGGCGGTGACAAAGAACAAAACGAAGATGCTGCAAACCAAGTATCAAGTGCAATTCTTAGAATTATTGATGACAAAATCGTAAATGTAATTCTACGCGAAAAACGTCCCGGAGGTGCTTTGTCATGACAACGTTTTCACCGCCACAAGCGCCAGATGCTTCCGGCACTAGCGGTTCTCATCAGTATCGTATATTAAAAGCTAATTTCGGCGATGGCTACGAGCAACGCGCAGGAGATGGCATTAACCCGAAACAATCAGAATATACTTTAACGTGGACAAGGCTATCAACTACGGATGCAGCCTCAATAGAGAGCTTTTTTGATGGTCTTGGCGGTTATGAATCGTTTGATTATACTTTACCGGGTGAGGCCGCTACAAAAAAATTCGTCTGCGAAAAGTTTACAAAACCCTATGAAAGTGGTAATCTTATGGGGATTACAGCAACGCTTAGACGGGTTTATGATTTGTAAAAAGGATATGAAAAATGACCGTAGAAATTACGCAAGCAGTTCAATCTTTTTCACCCGGCGCAAGGGTTGAGCTTTACGTTGTCGATTTAACTAACCTTGGCGGGGGCATTACAAGATGGGCTAATGCTGCGTTTGCGGCTAATGCAATCACTTTCGATGGTGAAATATTTACGCCGATGCAGATGGAAGTTGAAGGGTTCGAGTGGAACGGCAAAGGCGCTATACCTACGCCCTCAATTAAAATCATGCCTAACGCGGGCATTAAGTCGGCAATGCAGACTTACGGCGATTTAATTGGCGGCAAAATTACCAGAATTGTTACGTTCTCTCGCTTTCTTGATGGGCAGGCCGACGCAGACCCGTCGCAAAAATTCCCCGATGAAGTTTATTATTTTGAGCAGAAGGTGTCGGCCAATAAATACGCGATTGAGTGGCGTTTGTCTAGTTCTCTCGACCAAGAGGGCATAATGATACCGAAAGGCATTGTTTTAAAAGATGTTTGTGACAAAAAATATCGCACATGGAATGGTTCAAGCTTTGATTATGTGCCGGTTGCTGACGGCGGTTGCCCCTATAATGGAGCAAGCTATTATGACGTAAACGGCACGGCAACAACATCTGATAAAGACCGATGCGGTAAAAGATTCTCTGAATGCGAACGCAGATTCGGCGTTAAGGCCGTTTTGCCGTTCGGTGGATTTCCCGGCGTTACGGGTTATCGAAGATAGTTTGTAAAATAAATCGCTGATCTTGAAAGGCTCTTTTTTGTGATTATTTATGACAGAATGCCTGATTCAATCTCAAATCGCGAATTGCGAAAGGCCGAAAAATTCGCAGAGTCGGAATATCCGAAAGAGGCTTGCGGAGTATTCACAAAATCACTCGGATTTATACCATGCACAAACATCGACCCAGAGCCGACCAGAAACTTTTACATGCAGGAATACTTACGGGTAACTGCAAATCGAGATGATGTTATTGCGCTTTGGCACAGTCACCCTAACGGCAATTCAGGCGCTTCTTATGCCGACATGCGCGCGCAACTATCTACTGCTATGCCGTGGGGCATTACTGTTTTGAGCACCGATGGAAAATGCGTTGATGGTTTTTTTTGGGGTAACGGCTTAGAAATGCCCTTGATAGGCCGTAAATATCGCAGCGGGGTAAATGATTGTTACTCGCTAATCAAAGATGCTTATAGGGCATGGTATAGCCTTGTATTGCCAGAATATGCGAGAGATGCAGATTTTATTAAGCGTGCTGGCAACATGTATAAAAAACATTTCACCGAAAACAATTTTGAGCAGATAAAAGCCGAAGAAATCAAGCCCGGCGATATTATTATTTTGGGCGATGGTAGAATAAATCATGGCGCAATTCTTCTGAACGAAAGAGAGTGTCTGCATCATGCCTTCGGTGAGCTTTCAAGGCGTTCTGTTGTTTCACCGTGGTTGCGATGTAAAAATATTTATTTACGCCACAAATCCTTTAACGGCGCGACTCCACGACCGCCGAAAATATAGGAGCTTTAATTTATGGAATCTACATTAAAAAAGATTTATCTGCATGGCGCATTAGCTGAGCAGTTCGGCAATGTTTTCGAACTGGTAGTTTCTGATGCTCTTGAGGCAGTCAGAGCTCTTTGTCACATGGTTCCCGGCTTTCGTAAAGAGTTTGAAAACTATGATTTTCACGTTGTAAAGGGTGAATTGAATCGCGGTTGGTGTCTTGATGAAGATACAGTGAAAATGCAAATTGCTGGCGACGAGCTTCATTTTGTGCCGGTTATCGCTGGCTCTGGCGGCAAGAAAGGGCTTGGTAAAATTATCGGCGGCATTATTTTAATCGGTCTTGCGTTTACGGGTGTTGGAGCTGCTTTGGGGGCTGCGATTGGATTAACGACTACAAAAATGGCAATCATGGGCGGGCTTTTGATTCTTGGCGGCATAGCACAGGGACAAGCAAAAACGCCAACAATGCAGTTTTCGAGCATGGAGCCAGCCGAAACAAGGGCTTCTGCAATCTGGAATGGGCCTGAAAACACGACAGAGCAAGGCAACGCAATACCGCTTATTTATGGCCGTGTTCGCGTGGGTTCGCAGGTTATTTCTTCTGGACAAGACACAGAGCAGTTATAAACAATAAAGGGGCTTGAATCATGCCGACCGAAGCTGAAAACACGCTAAGATCACGAGCTAAGTTAAAAGTTATTGACCTTCTCGGACAAGGGCCGATTGGCGGGCTTATCAAGGGCGCTGGCTCTATTTATCTCAACGGCACGCCAATTTTAAATACCAACGGCTCAACCAACTTTCCTAATTTCGATTACGCACGCGATGTTCAGCAGCTTTTCGGCACTCCGACGCAGGGGCACATGAGCCGATTCCCGGCGATTGAAAATGAAGTTTCTGTGGGCGTAAAGATTACAAAAGATAGCCCAGAGGGGGCGGGCAGCGGCGATGGTTCTGTTACTCGCACAATCACTGACCCCGACACGGACGCGGTGCGCGTTACGTTACGCGTGCCTGCGTTGTCGCTAACTAACACTACAACCGGAGATATCACCGGCACAGGAATACTTTTTAAAATTGAAAGCAAAGTTGACGGCGGCAATTTCGTGCCTGCGTATTGTTCGCAGACTTGGGCGCAGCACGCCCCCGTCGATGACCCTACGCCAGACGGCATATATGGAATTGAAATTTCTGCATCAGCAGATAGAGAGCCAAGCGGGTTTACTTTGCAGTTTCAGTATAAAAAATCAGATGGCGACTGGATAACATATAAAACAGCAAGTGAGCCAAGCGGATTAACTGGCAGTGTTACTTCTAATTACGTTCAGCCAGTTACCGGACTAGCTCCCGGAATATATCAGGCCCGCGTGTTAAAAAATGGCAGCCCGATAACGATGAGCAAGGTTCGTATTTTGGGGCTAGATTCCGCGTCGATAGCGGGGAAAACCACAAGCCCTTATGACGTTAGCTATAGAATTCCGTTACCCGCTGGCGGTGCGCCTTGGGATATTAAAATAACCAGAATCACAGACGACAATACAGAATCAAATATCAATGATGATTTGTATTGGTATTCTTACACCGAAATAGTTGACAACAAGCTATCAATACCGAACATGGCGGCAGTAGGGCTTGTGCTTAATGCTGATGATTTCGGCGGGCAAATCCCAAAACGCGAATACGAGGTTGAAGGGCGCAATACTATAAAAGTGCCGTCGAATTATGACCCGCAAGCCCGCACGTATAGCGGAATTTGGAATGGCACATTTACCGAAGCGTGGACAGATAATCCTGCTTGGATTTTTTACGATTTGCTTACTAATAAGCGCTATGGCCTCGGCGATAACATAGATGAATCGCAGATCGACAAATACGGTTTATATGTAATTGCGCAATATTGCGATGAATTGGTAGACGCGCCAGATGGCAATCAGGAGCCGCGATACACAATAAATACTGTTATCAATTCTCAGCAAGAGGCTTACAATCTTCTTGCAAGTATCGCGTCTGCATTTCGCGGCATGATTTACTGGTCGGGCGGCTCAATTCATGCGGTTGCAGACATGCCGACTGACCCTACAGTATTTATCGGGCCTGCAAATGTAATAGACGGCGTTTTTACATATCAGGGCGCGTCTATGAAAGCCCGTCATACCGTGGCGCGGGTATCTTGGAATAACCCAGATGACGGCTATAAATTAAATGTTGAAGTTTACGAAGATGTAGACGCCATAAGGCGCTATGGCTATCGAGTAATAGACGTTAATGCCATTGGTTGCACGTCACGCGGTCTTGCGCGTCGGTGGGGCAAGTGGATAGTATCATCAGACCTAGATAACGCTGATACCGTTACATACAAGGCTTCTTTCGACCATTACGCGGTTCGCCCCGGTGACGTTGTAAGCATCGCAGACCCGGACTACAGCGGCGTTCAGATGTCAGGCCGCCTCGTATCGGTTACAGACAATGAAAACGGCACGCACACGCTTGAATTTGATAGAGACGTCACGCTAACAGCCGACGAAGCAAGCACGCTGTATGTTATGCTTCCATCCGGCGACGTGGCAGAAATCGACGTTACGAGCGCCTCAACCGTTACTGATTCTGAGATAATCATAGACGATACCGACCTGCCTGAAATTCCCGTCGCCGGTGAGTTTTGGCAGTTAAAAACTGCATCTGTCGAACCTCGTTTGTGGCGCGTTTTTAGCGTTGTTGAGTCAGAGAAAAACATTTACCAAGTTTCGGCAATGTATTATGACCCGAATAAATTTGATAAGGTCGAATCTGATTTAAACTTCGCAGAAGCCGATTTTACCGCCTTTCCAACGGGCGAACTTGCGGCACCTTCAGGCGTTAATCACTCTGAATATTTGCGGCAAACTGGCGCTGCAATTACCTCTAACGTGGTTTTGTCTTGGACAAGACCGGACGACCCGCGTGCAGAGTTTTTTGAAGTGCAATATCAGCTAGACGGCTTTGCATGGCAGGCGGCAGAACCTAATCTAACCCGCGAAACCAGCATAGATATTTTAAATACGCAAGTTGCTGTTTACAATTTCCGCGTGAGAACACAAGACGTGGCAGGTGTATTCAGAAGCCCGTGGACAGTGTATTCAAGCGTTAGTTTGCTTGGTAAAGAAAAGCCGCCCGAAGACGTAACCGGATTCACTGCAACCGTTGAAAAATACGGTGTATTACTGAATTGGTCGCCAGTCTCAGACATTGATATTGATTACTACGAAATTAAGCGCGGTGCTTCATGGGCTGCCGGAACAGCGGTCGCAAAAGTAAAAGGCACTGTTTATAAATGGGAAGATGCTACTGACGACAGTTATACGTTCTGGATAAAAGCAGTTGACACCAACGGCAATGAGTCCGTAACAGAGACTAGCACAAGCGCAACAGTGCCAGTTGAGGCGACTCCAACTGTAACAACCGCACAAATCAAGGGCGGCATTGCTATAACCATTGCAGGAGTAACAACAGATAGATTTGCGCATTACGAATTGCAACGAAAAGAAACCACCGAAGCAGACATAGACGCTGTAACAGTCAATGCTTTATTAGCAAGCCGCAACTTTTCAGATACTCTTGTCGGGGCTATCGGCTACGTTCCAGAATATCAATATCGTGCTAGAGCTGTTAACAGAAACCTAAACGAATCTGATTGGTCTGATTGGTCGGACGGCATAAATCCGGGGCAAATAGAATCAGCGGATTTAATAGACGGCGCACTCAACCGCTCAGAGCTGTTTCAAGCAGGCGTTGTAGATGCGGCGGCAATCGGAGCGGCAGCAGTCACGGCGGTAAAAACAGACCTAGCAGCAATCAACGCGGCAACCGGCAACCTTAACGACGGAGTAGTCTCTGAATTGCAGTTAGCTGCAAATGCCGTCACGGAGGCGAAAATCGCTACATCTGCAATCACAAACACAAAAGTTGCCGACGGCGCTGTCAC